TTATTTTTTCTTGTAAATATCGGCGGTGCCGTGAATTTTGTTGTTTGTATTACCGGAAGTCAGCACCAGTACATCAGCACCTTCTTTATCGGCCTTTTCGACCAGCTCTTTTTTCGCATCGTCGACAGAGACTTCGTTAGCCGTGCTCACGGTACCGATTTTTTCATACTGAGACTCAACTTTCTCAAACTCGTTTTTCGTCAGCAGTTCAGCCGCAAAGGTATTGGTGGTAAACAGAAATGCAGCGCCCATCAAAATAGCAGTCGTTTTTTTCATAACCTTTTTCCTTGAGATTAATCAGCAACTACAAAAAGCCCCACGAGTGAGAGTGAGGTGATATGAGCATGGTAGAGGAATAACAAAATTGCCACAGCGTAAGAAAAATACTGTTATAACAGTCAATTGTGCTGTGAAAAATGTTCGTTAACGCTACTTTCGCGATGGGTGTTTCATGAAGAAAATCAGGCTGGCTTGAAACTGGCGTAAGCAACTGTTTTTAAATGGCACGCCCTGTAGGATTCGAACCTACGACCTACGGCTTAGAAGAACGTAGAGTACTATTTAACGCACTGTAATATCATTGGTTTTTCCGCGCTCGCAACGCGTTTGTGTCATTACGTGTCGTTACCTGCTTTCTCGTTTTCTTGTGATACATCCATGCATGACACATCTATGACACAGAGAATGCATAGCCATGCCACCAGACATCGCTATGTAATTTCCCGATCCACCAACTTTGCGTAGCTCCTTCCAGTTTCGCAACTTGCCGCTTTACGCCCAATGCCTTCATCAGCATAATCACCACCGATCCGATTGTAAGATTTATCAGGTGCGCACCTCTTTTATCGGACAACAAGCAAATCTGAAAATCTCGTAGTATATCGAGGCGACAGCATTTCACGCTTCATCTGCCACTGCTGCTGTATACCCTGCCCGGCAAAATAGAGCGTGCCCTTTCCGTCCTTTGCATTCAGGTGATCCAGTACTTCCATTAACTTCTCGCTACCAGCTCGAGGCGCACTGTCGTCGAACAGATTGAGCTGGGCCACCCCCTGACTGAAGAAGTCACCCAGCATGACGCCCGCTTTCTGGTATCGGTGACCGTCCTTCCATATTTTGTCCAGACATTTTACCGCGGCGTTGATGATGTCTCTGCTGTCCTGAGTTGGCGTGAGCAGCCTTACCGATGCGCTGTTTCCGTAATACGGCTCATTAAGGGCAAATGGAGAGGTCTTGACGAAAGCGGATATAAAACGGCAATACTGGTGCTCGCCGCGAAGCTTTTCAGCACCACGGGCCGCGTAGCTGCAAATAGCCTGCCGCATTTGCTCATAGTCAGTAATGCGTTCGCCAAAAGATCGGCTGCATACAATTTCCTGCTTTACCGGGGCGAACTCCTCCAGATCCAGACATGGCTCGCCGCGCAGCTCCCGGACGGTTCGCTCCAGCACAACGTTAAAGTGTTTTCGGATAATCCACGTACTCTGCTCTGAAAGGTCCAGTGCGGTTTTGATGCCCATAGCGTTCAGCTTCTTGCTGATGCGCCGGCCAACTCCCCAGACATCCTCCACAGGAACAAGCGCCAGTAGCCTGCGCTGCCGGTCGACGTTTGAGAGGTCAACCACCCCACCAGTCTGCCGTTGCCATTTTTTCGCAGCATGGTTAGCCAGCTTAGCCAGCGTCTTGGTCTGGGCTATGCCGACGCCGACTGTGAGATGTGTCCGCTGTAAAATAGTCGCGCGGATCTCTTTCCCGAACTCAGTCAGGTCACGGCAATTCCTTACGCCGGTAAGGTCGCAAAAGGCTTCGTCTATGCTGTAAATTTCCACACGCGGGCTCATTTCTTCCAGCGTGGTCATTACCCGGCTGGACATGTCTGCGTACAGCTCGTAGTTGCTGCTGAAGCAAACAACACCAGCGCGCCGGAACAATTCCTTCTGCTTGAAGAACGGCTCACCCATCGCTATCCCGACTGCCTTTGCTTCTGCGCTACGCGCTATTACGCAGCCGTCATTATTCGAAAGAACAACCACCGGCCGACCACGCAGGTCTGGTCTGAATACCGTCTCGCAACTTGCATAAAATGAGTTCACATCGACCAGGGCAAACATCACATCACCGGATTGTCGTCTGTGAACGCCGCAGCGCCATTGATAAAAAAGGTCACAACTCCCATGACATCGACTTCATCTAAAGCATCACCTTCTATGCATTCACCGTCTTCGGTGATGAGCGAACCGCCCATAACGACCGCGAATTGTAGTTGGCCGAACGCATGCACCAGCACGCGCGTTCCGTTGGTGGGCGGAAGATCAGGCTGAAAAAGCGCATAACCACCTGACGTTTCAACCAGGCATGAGTAGCGGTTAACCCCACATAACTGTTCAAGCCTGTATCGCTGAGCTTTTGCCTCCATAGCTCCTCCCAAAACAACTGTATTTATATACAGTATCGTCAAATATGAGAGTCGATCAAGTTGGACAGTGATGCTAAACTTCAGACCTTTCCGAATTCACTGATTTCTATAATGTTAAAGTTATTCGCCAAGTACACATCGATAGGTGTTATCAATACGCTCATTCATTGGGTAGTGTTCGCTGTTTGCATCTACGCATTCCATACAGGCCAGGCACTTGGCAACTTTGCCGGATTCGTTGTGGCTGTGTCTTTCAGCTTCTTTGCAAACGCCAGGTTCACGTTTAAGTCCTCGACTACCACTCTGCGCTACATGCTTTACGTAGGATTCATGGGCTCACTGAGCGCTGCTGTTGGTTGGGCTGCTGATAGGTCCGGAATGGCCCCGATCGTGACTCTCATTCTCTTCTCCGCCATCAGCCTAGTGTGCGGTTTTATTTATTCAAAGTTCATTGTCTTTAGGGATGCGAAATGAAAATTTCTCTGGTCGTTCCCGTCTTCAACGAAGAAGACGCGATACCTATTTTTTATAAAACGGTTCGGGAATTTGAAGGGCTTCAGCAGCATGAAGTAGAGATAGTCTTCATCAATGACGGCAGTAAAGACGCGACAGAATCAATTATTAACGCGCTTGCTGTTGCCGATCCGTTGGTTGTTCCACTGTCATTCACAAGAAACTTCGGTAAAGAGCCTGCTCTGTTCGCCGGCCTTGACCACGCGACCGGTGAAGCAATTATCCCGATTGACGTAGACTTGCAGGACCCTATCGAAGTCATTCCCCACCTGATCGAAAAGTGGCAGGACGGTGCAGATATGGTGCTCGCTAAACGCGCAGACCGATCCACCGATGGCCGCCTGAAACGCAAGACCGCAGAGTGGTTCTATAAGCTTCACAATAAAATCAGTAATCCGAAAATTGAGGAAAACGTTGGCGACTTCCGGCTCATGTCTCGTGAAGTTGTAGAAAATATTAAGCTGTTGCCTGAGCGTAATCTTTTCATGAAAGGTGTCTTGTCATGGGTTGGTGGGCGCACTGATGTAGTCGAGTATGCCCGAGCCGAGCGAGTTGCTGGCAGCACGAAATTCAATGGATGGAAACTATGGAACCTTGCCCTTGAGGGCATTACAAGCTTCTCTACATTCCCGTTGCGCATGTGGACTTACATCGGCTTGTTCGTGGCCGGTGCAGCTTTCCTCTATGGTGCGTGGATGATTTTCGACACGTTGGTGTTCGGTAATGCTGTACGTGGTTATCCATCTTTACTTGTGTCTATTCTTTTCCTTGGCGGCATTCAGTTGATCGGGATTGGTGTTCTCGGAGAATACATAGGAAGGATTTACGTAGAGGTTAAAAAAAGACCGCGCTACGTCTTGAAGGGAAAAAGAAATGATTAACAATAGACATATTGCAATGTTATTTGCCGGACTGAGTATATTTAGCTTAATAGCTGTTATTATTACATTTGTTGTGTGGAACAAGCCGGAAAAGTTATCTTTTGGCGTTGATGACATCGTTCTTAATGATGTCAAAGGTAATGTTGAGAAATGCAACATGAATGATTCTTTGCTTTATGCAAAAGGCTGGATATTCTCTACTAACAATTATAAAGGCGTGTACAAGGGAAACACATATGTCGCAATTAATGAAAATGGAACGCTTTACAAGGTAAAAACTGTTAGAGAGGACAGGCCTGACGTTACTACGTACTTTAAGGAAAAAAAGAAAAAGTATGACTTAAGCGGATATTCTGCTTCATCACGATTCGGATTGTTTGGCGTTGAACCATCGCGCGAAATTTTTATTATCACAGAGCACGAAGGTGTTATTAGAGGCATGAAATATGCTTGTAAATAATCGAAACAGCTTAAATTCAATATCGTTTTTGACGATAGCAATATGTTTGATTTATGTTTTTTCTTCTGTTGTTTTTAAGGATATCACTGATGATCACTTCTTTTCGACAGCGTTAAGCAAGTATTCGATTTTTGAAATACTTAAAATAAGATATGACACATGGAGTGGAAGAATTCTGATAGAAGCGTTCTTGATGAAAACCATCAACGTTCATCTATTCCCTCAAATTGCCATATCTCTTTCATGTATTTTACTTGCATTCTCTGTATCGAAACTGGCAAGCATTGATGGACGGGTGACAATACCGTTCATTGCATTGTCTATGCTCTTGTTTTTATCTGACTTCCACACTAACAGGCAAGCAACTCTGTGGATTACTGGAGCTTATAACTATATAATTCCAATTTCTATTGGACTGTATGCCGTGACAATTTATCTTGATATGGATCAGTCCATTTTTAAGAAGTTGTCTTCATGTGTACTGATTTTTCTTGCCAGCAATAATGAGCAATTCGCTGTTACCGCCATAATAGCAACGGCCGTTATCATGATTGTTAAATTCAAAGCAAAGGGGTTAACAGCTTATGATGCTGCGTTCACTGTATCTCTGCTCTGCGGTGGCGCAATTGTCTTGGCTGCGCCTGGTAACGTTGTGCGTCTCCATTCAGAAATAATCAACTGGATGCCGGACTTCGAAAACTATGGAGTTCTGTACAAGTTGTCAGTAGGTGTTGATAGAATTTCAAATCAAGTTAACTTCGAAGATAATTTTCTTTTCATTGCATGCTGCTTTGCTTCACTCTCATATCTGTTACTAAGGGAAGAACAAAGCATAGCGGTTAAATCCATGGCTCTGGTATTTACTTTAAAAATAGTTACCTTTCTACTATTGTTCTATCCATCAACACATATAAGTGAATTATTGCGTTCTGATAATTATATTAAGCCCTCATCTTGGGGGCATGCATCAGTATACTTAAATTACCTTATAAACCTTGTTTCGTTATCATCCATTTTAATTACATGTTTGATGGCTTCAAGCTCGAAAAAAGAAGCAACAAAAATAAGCGTTATCTTAGTTTGCGGAGTCCTTTCCGCGCTAATGATTGGTTTCTCTCCTACAGCTTACGCAAGTGGAACCAGAGTTATGTTCTTGTTCGATATAAGCATCGCTGTTGCTACAGTATTCATGATAAGGAATATCTTTAGCCGACCGCCAGCCATCGGTTGTGGCTCAAGACCCAATTCCCTATAGCGTTGATATACGTCGCTGTGACTCTTGTTGTTTTTATGACCGCGGTATTTGCTGCGGTCATATCAAGAGGGAGACCTGCAAATGTGACGTTAGTTAAATTGGCACCTCTAACAATTATATCAATGGTCATTCCGTTGTAAGTACTTCCAGAAACAGAGATGTTGTCATTATTAACAACATTGACATAAAAAATATTATTCCCTGACCGAAGGTTAATGCTTGCAGGGAGGACAACACTTGCTACTCGACCAGTTGCGCGGTTAACGATAGCACCGGTTACAACGCCGAGTGAAGATATACCTGTATCGCGGTGATAGTCTATGTAGCAATCTGTGTTGCTTGTATCTATATCGTAATATCCAGTTGAGCGAGATCCTCTTAACTGTGTATCTCTAATTACACAGCCAACTGTATTCCTTGCGCCGACGCAGGCCGCACCCAGCTCTGTAGAATGATGAGTGCCATCAACTACAGCACCTTTTGACCCGGACAAACGAACATCATTTATTTTGTTTCCTTCAAAATAAACGTTGTTCCCAATCATCGTACCGTACGCACCATTATCCAGGATTCCATAACGCTCACTGTTTTGAATGAACCCTGAACCGATCATGATTGAGAACGTACTGAACGTTGTAGTTCCGTTGCCTTCGCTGCCATCTTTCGTGCTTCGAATCAGGATCCTGTAGTCAGGTAAAGCGCCTGATGGGTCTGCACTATACATGTTATAGTTGTCGAGAAGACAGGCATTTGCTCCATCTTCGTACACGCAGCAAAGTGAACCAGAACCACCATTTAGTATTTCGAGGCCATCATTTTTAAATCCATAACACAATGTGCTAACAAGTACGCCAGTGCAACTAGCACCCAATCCCATATCAATCCAGGAGTTAAAAATGCCACTATTGTTCCTGCATCTAACAAACTTAGCGCCAGTGACTCCTGTCTTGTTGTTAAATGACAGCCTGAACCCGAATATTTTCAGGTTTCTGACATAGCCTGTTAACGTTATTGATGGATCTGCATTCAACATTATTATGTTATTTGCATTGGCAACCAGCTTAGCCTTGGGGTGGAAGTATATTCTGGTATTCTCATAAAGGTTATAACCAGTATTAAGAACATAATCTGTAGTTAGTCCATCCTCAGTAACATCAAAATAAATATTACCTCCAGCCTGGAGCGCGGACTGTATATCTGCCTGAGACATTGTTGGGAGTAATCGCACACCCAAAAAAACCTTTTTCTTTGGTGCATAATCTTCCCATACACTGCCCCCACCCCATGAGCTACCTATATGTTTGTCGCCACCAGGCGCTGCTAACATAGCTCGTAGAGTAGAGTCACCTACGCTCAACCATGCCCCCACGCCAGTTCCGCCAGACGTAGACGGAGTTGAACCAGACGGGACAGTCTTAGGTAAAACACCGTCCCAACGGTAGTATGCACCATCTGTAGTATCTTTAAGAATTTGGTTAGGCAAAGTTAACGTAGCGCCATCCTGGAAGGTTCCTACAGGTATCCATCCATACTGGGCAATAGCCTGTTGCGCCAGCCAACGCAGGCCTTCTATGGTGTAATGAGCATTGCCAAAGCGATCGATGTATTGCAGCGATAAAGACGTAACGAATTCGTCAATTTTCCCCGCGTTATACTTCAGGTCGCGATAAGATTCGCTTGGTACAGGCAAATTGGTAGGTTGCGTAGCCATATTGATTCCATAAAAAAACCCGGCACGGTGGCCGGGTTCGGTTGGTCGGGGACGGTTCTTATTGATAGATGGCGTCGCTGTATTCAGCGACGGTCAGAGATACCGTGTTATCTGTGTTAGGTTTGATGCTGTTTACCGTCCATAGCTGACTGTCCAGTTCCTCAACGGTCGCGATGAGGTAGCGGGACGGGAGCTGCACAGTGTCTCCGTTCCAGATATTGAGCTGAATGTTGGGGATAGCCGCGGTGAATCCGTACTTCGTGTCGCCACGCGCCGCCGCTGGATAACGCAGCGTCGGGTTACCCAGGCTGTCTGTCACCAGCACATACATCGAACCGGTAAACGTGATCGGCTCGCTGGTATCAAAGTTATTACCGGCGCGCCCGGTGATGTAACCCTGTTGCTGGTTGCTGTCGTAGATGTCGGGCATCTGAATGACGCTACCGACCTGGATAATGCCGTCCTCAAACACCTTGGCGTTCATCTTCACGCGCGAGTAGATCAGGCGCTTGGTTTCGCGCAGAGCTCGCTCCCGGGCCTGATACTCATTACGGAAGCCGACGATCTCCAGCTTGTTCGGGTTCTCCGCTTCCTGTTCAACGATAGCGCCGTTCAGAACCCGGTAGTTGATGTACGTCTTGTTGTTCGTTGTCGGGTGGACGTAGGACACCTGAACGCCGTCATAACCGCCCGGAAGAGTAGCTTCGTACGTCATTTTGTACTCGTCAGTCTTCATGTTCGCCCGGTTGAATACGGCCGCCGGGTAATCAACCTTCTGGTCTCGAGTAAACGTCAGCACGCCGTCATCCCAGTACGCCACCACCGACGCCGCATTGCAGATCGCCTGCACGCGATCGCCGAGTGAGTCGTTCTCGTCGTCAAACGTGTAGTCGAAGTAGCCCAGTCGCTCATCAGGCAGGCTTTCGGCGATCGAGTACAGCCCGTACAGGTCAATGCTGCTTACCGGCTGCTCACCCATGATGAGCCAGGTGTGAGCCACTGCATCAGCGAACGAGCGCGACGGCCTCAGGGTGTAATCCACCGTCTGCGTGTCCAGGTCGTACGTAATGGTATGGCGCGTCACCAGTGCGTTATATTTGCGCTCGCGGCTGCCAAGAGCGTTCTCTGTCGCCCGGACTTTTACTCGCACAAGCGTGTCGGTCGGGTGAACGACGTTTGTCCTGATGTTGATGCTGTGGATCTCTTCGACCTTGAGCAGTGACGCGTCGCCGGAGTTATCCGTGCGCTGGAAGCTGACGGCGTACTTCCCGAAGCCGCCGGTCGGTGTGATTTTGTCAGTGCGGTAGAATACCTCACTCGTTGACTGGTGCGGCGTCGTCTGCCGGTACGTGAACGTCTGCTGCGTTCCCGGGACCTGGTTGTAGTCGTCGTCGATTTTCCAGATGACAACCTTCCAGTTTGTCTCCTTCTTCCCGCCGAGGCTGGACTGGGTATGCAGCCACAGCTGAGTGGATTCAACCGGTGAGAAGAATGGGCCAACCACCAACGCCTCGTTATCGTTGAGGATGAATTTCGTGGTGTTGATCGTGGCATTCGCCGGGATGTCCTGCGGTCCTTCGAGCTGGTTCATCGTAAACGTGTACCAGCGCACCGGGTTAACCACTGCACCGTCGTTTGTTTCAACGGCGGAAATCAGCGTGCCGGAGAATGTAGCATCGGTAGTCACGTTGCCGGAGGCCGTGCTGTACGTCACATTGATGGTGAAGGTCACCGCGTGCGGCAGCACCAGCCCCATGAAATAGTCGAACTCAGCTTGTTTCACGATTTTCATCGCTATCTGGCCGCCGGAATACGTTCCGCTGACCACCGTGTTTGCCGTTGCTGTTTCTATAGGGAAGTCGCTGGCTTCGTTCTGCCCGGGGACCTCCTGCCCGTCGACGTCATCGAACCCGTATCCCTCGACGATCTGCGGGATAACTTCTCCTGGCTGGAAAAACTGGAATTCGGCACCGGCCAGAGAGCCCAGGCTCGATTCTGAGTAGCGCACAGACTCGTAATCGTATTTGCCGATCCCGATGCACATCCATTCAGTGACGTACTTCAGGCCGCCGTCTGTGGAAGTCTGGTGTACATATTCGAATACCGACTCCTGAATCAGATCCGGGAACGAACGAATCTGGCCATAGATATCCGGCTTGGCCTTGTAAACGCGAGCGGTATTTGTCTGACCGGTCAGGCTATTGTTGGGCGAGTCGACGGTATTACCGCCGTTGTTCGCTATAGCTGGCTTCGGCGCCAGGAACGAAAATACCTGGCCCACCACTTTAAAGATCGGGCTCAGGATGTCGTCGACAATACCCTTTGGCTGGTCGAATATCTGGATGTGGTCCAGCTCGCTCAGTTCAAACGCCAGCTCATCATCGTCTCCCAGCTTTACGCCGTTGCGGACGATCAGCAGGTCGCGGTGAAAAGTAGCGTCATTGGCCGCCAGCCAGTCATAAAAAAGGGTGCCGTTTGGCACCCTGCAACGCAGCTTAGGCGTTCCTGGAAAATTCGATATCTCAACCAGCGCCATATTCGAAAAACTCCACTTTGGTGAATGCCCGCTGAATGACCAGCAACGAGTCCATGCGCACGCTTCCGTTCTCTCCACGCGAGTGTAGCGCCTGCCGGTTCAGTACCAGGCCAACGTGTGCCGGTTGCGTGCCGCGGTACCCGACGAATATCCCGCCCTCGACCGGTTTATCGACCTTGCGCCAGAAAACGACGTCTCCCTGATAGCAGGTGAAGAAATCTTCCCCGGCTTCGTAACCTGGCGTCTGGTGCAGCTCAATGTCGAGCACATGTCGGTAATACAGCACAACCAGCCCCCAGCAATCAGTCTTTACGAATGAGCAGGCGCGGTTAGACCACGGCACGCCGATCATCCTGCTGATAAAATCAGAGGTACTGAAGCCCCGTGTATTCGACTGGATCATATGGTTGGCCAATGTTGTTATTTAGCGGGTTTGTCATTGATAAAGTAACTGATGCGTTATCTGAAACAACATCGACAGTTTTTACAAATAATGTCCAATTCTTCATTGGCGTAGAGGTATCAACTCTATCGAAAACCTGACGAGTTGCCGTGATAGGCGACAGCCTGGAAACACCACTCCACTTCTTCATCAGCGTTTTGATATCTGAAGACAGTCGCCCAAGCTTCACCGTTGCGTCGATTACCGGAGTTCCGCTCTGCTGGCTCTCTTCGATTTCAAACCGCGCAGGCGTGTACGTCTGGCCGCCAAGCGTCTTCGGGAAGAACTGTTTGTCGACGAGGCGGACGTAACCAAAGGAGGGGTGATAGAACGTGATGGTGTTGTAACAGCCGCTAATCGGGCGCTTCTGATTATATTCACGATATGAAGGCATCAGGGAACCCTCGGAAGACTTTCTGGATCGCGTCCGTCCGGATAGCCAGTCACCACGATATCAAGCACTGAAGGCCACGGCGGCGGCAGCTCAACAATTACGTCGTCAAACTCGTCGTCAGCGTTGTACAGATGGTTGGCAATAACGGTTCCTGTCCATGTCACCACCCCGCCGTCGATACTGGTTTGCACCGGCATCTGCGTGAAGTGAAGCTCTTGCAACTGGAGACCACTGCCGCCCAGATTGATATTCATCCTGAACCAGTTCAGGCCCCGGTTGAGATAGTTTGGGCTGCGTAGCCACTGCTGGAATGCTCGTTCCTCAGCCAAGGTGAAAATCCACGTCAGGGACCAGGTCACTTTCAGGTCGTCAGTAAGGTTCTGGAAGATAGCCGGGCCGACCGCTGGCTGATCGGTCTGGAACCCGGTATCGAGCGTCATGTTTTTGCTGGCCTTCTGCGCCAGCGGTAGCCAGTCGGGATAGTCGATAATTGGCATCAGCCCTGCCCCCTTGGCGTGCGTTTAACATTCATGTTGCTGGTTATGGCGTTACTGATTGGCCCGCCGTTGTTCAGGTCAGCGACAATTACATCCACAGTCACTCCACCATTTGCATCCGTACCAGCCTGCGCATCGACCGATGATGACGTATAGTTCTGGATGTTGATTACCACCCCACCACCTCCACCGGCTGTCATTTCTTTATTGCTGATCACCCTGCCGTTGTCGCCCGGTATCATGTACTGCTTACCGGTGCTGGCCTGGTAAATCTCTGGCATGCCACCTTCGCCGACCTGATACATCCCACCAGCCGAGACGGGGCCGCCGTTTTTACGCTTTCCTGACAGTGCCAGGATGCCAGCCATCGCACCAAGACCAATAGCCACTGCACCACCGAATGAAGCCACGGATGACATAATGGCCGCCGGAGTCCATGCCGCCGTAGTAGCCGCCGCAGCCGCTGTAGAAGTGGCAGTCGTGGTGGCAATGCCTGCTGCCTGTGCCGTGGTGGATGCTGCAACCGCCGCGGTAGTGGCCGTCTGGCCCATAATGGCCGACTTAACCCACTCGACGCCCATCTGCACAAATGTGTTTACTAGGCTATTTAAAACAGTTCTTCCTAAAGATTTAGCTGCCTCTTCAGCGTCCATGCTTTTGGTGATAAGGCCAGTCAGAGTGTTAGAGGCATTATTGCCGAATGCGGTAAATGCCGCCGCCGCTGCCTGCGTGGCAGCATTCTGTTGCGCCCATTCTTCCCACATCGCAGCGTTACGCTGATCACGATACTGCTGCTCGATAGCGGCACGCGCTGCCTCAGCCTCCCCGATCTTCTGCGGGTAAAGTTGGGCGTAAAGCTGGATGTCAGCAATGTCTTTCTGATACTGGCTATCCAGCCCGGCAGTTTTGCTGGTTTTACCCTGGATGGTACTGAACTTATTGGCAGCCTCTGTGCGCTCCCGTTCAGCCTTGGCTTGCTCACGCAATGCGTTGGCATTGTCCCAGGCTTTTCCTGCCAGTTGCCCGGCCAGCAGAAGTTGTTCCTGCGTGGCTGTGTTACCGAGAGACTGTTGCGCATTAAGCACGGCCTGCGCTCTGGACAGTTCACGGACACTGCCAGCTGACAGCTCGGCCTTCTGCCTCAGTTCATCCAGCTTTTGATTAACAGATTCTTGAGCTTTAGCGTATTGCTCAGCTTCTTTCTGTGCCGCAGACTTTCCGCCTTTCGCTTTGCTGCCAGTAGCTGAGGCGGTCGTTTTAATCTCGATCGGCTTTGTGTTAGCCGCGGTCTGCGATGCTTTGGAAACAGCGGTCAGGTCGCCAACCAGCATGGCGGCTTTATTACTCAGCCCGGCCAGCGCTTTGTTTTGCGCCTCCCAGCCATCAAGCCCAAGCCATGACCAGGTGCGCGCGCGGCGGGTAAACATTTCAGCGGTGCTGTTCAGATCCGATATCTGAGCATCTGCCGACGCTGCTTTACCCACCAGCCGGTCGAGCGCAGCTGTCATTGAATCGATAACTGCCACCAGGCCGTTACTCGCACCTGTTGCCTGGTTAACTGAATCAATCATCGACAGGAATGAGTTTGTCAGCGCGGTATTAGCCTGTGAAAGCGTGCGCGGGAGTTTGTCGAACTCTGCATTCACTGAGCCGGTTTGCTTCTGAATGGCGTTCAGAGCATCTTCTGCCGTCAGTTTCCCGTCCAGCATGAGCTGACGAAGCTCTCCGATACTTACGCCCATCCCGGCGGCGATCTGCCGCGCCAGTTCAGGCATTTGCTCAAGGATGGAGTTGAACTCCTCCGCCCGGACAGTGCCGGAGGAAATTGATTGACCGAACTGACGAAGAGCATTCGCCATTTCTTCTGCCGAGGATCCGCCAATGCGACCTATTTTCTGAAGTGTTTCGGTGAGCTGGATGACCTGGCCGTTCGTCGCACCGGTATCGCGCAACGCCGTGCTGAGAGTCTCCCACAGCTTTGCTGTATCCTGTAGCGAACCACCCGTTGCCGAACTGATGCGCATCAGACTCTGCATAGTCTGCGAGGCTGTCGCTGCGCTACCAGTAAGTCTCTCTATACGAGCGTTGAGCTGGCTCATGTTGTCAGCCGCTACGAGAAACGCCTTTCCCCAGTCAACAACGAGTGAGGCGGCAATTGCCCCGGCGACGCGGTTGATGTTCGTCTGCAACTCATCCATCTTTTTGGCTGCATTGGTCGCCGAGTTGCCGATGGAGTCGAGCGACTTATTGGCCTTTCCCTGGGCCTTGAGCAAGCCAGATACATCGGCCTCGATGTCGTAATAAATCTCGCCTGCTTTCTCAGACATCAGTTTTCTCCGGGCATAAAAAAACCCACCGAGTGGTGGGTTAGTTATTCGTGTCGTTTATTGGCATCGTTCTGTGTAGGCCGGTGGTGGAGGCGTATCTTTCGAACTGAGGAAGTGATCACCAAGGGTGTAGTCGACACCTTTTGAGAAAATCCCCTTCGATTTCATTTTCAGCTCAACGAAGAATGGATGAAACCCTGCATAGGCACCGAAACCGTTCTTTCCGTTAATCTCCCCACAAACAACTGCGTTAACACGGCCATCATCGGCATCTGTCATCTTCACAACTTTCACGTTGCGGAATTGCGCGCTGCCAGGATCCAGTAGATTGGCTGAAACTTCAGATTGTGCCAGAGAAATTGCCTTTTCCTCGCCCGGCTTACAGCCAGCCAGAACCAGTGGAATCACCAAAGCCAAAAGTATTTTCTTCACTCTTATCCCCTGAGTATTTTTTGTCGTGCCATCATACGCCCGGTCAGGCGTGGCTAGTACATCCATTATTAACTCAGGCCGCTTTCTTTGCTGATTTTTCGCGCTCAATCATTTCCTGCCAACGGCGATCGTCATCGTCCATAACAGCGTCATACTCTTCCCTAGTGAAGCCCTTCTGGTCAGGGTATTTGGCGTTAAGCATCATGGCGAATTCGGTCATAGTAAGGTTTTCAGCCTCTTCCCTGCTGATCCCGAAATGGTTTCGCGCCGCCATGATGTATTCAGTCGCATGAAACTCCGGCGTCGTTTCCTTGCTTTCGTGCTTCTGCAACTTACGAACCTTCGCCCGTCCGATAACGCCATGCATGATCAGTGACTGAGCTATCAGAATCAGGTTCTCCGGCGGAAGCGCTCCGCGGTGCCATACGAATGTGCGCCGGCCAGTACGTGAAGGCTCATGCCATCCTGTCAGTTCAGAAACGTCCTCGTCACAGCAGGACTGAATGACGTTAATAGCCGAAAGCAATGCCTCGCGCACATAAGCTGCTGAATCTGCTGCATCAAGTGCCCAGCGCGGCAGCGAAACGTCACCGAAATAGTGGGCGTAAAATCTGCGCTGATGCTCTGGTATCGCTCTGTGAATTTCGCGCGCCGCTTCAAGCATTTTCGCCACGTCGTCATTAAACAGCGCATAGAAAGTTCGGACGATATGCTCTGGCTCGCCGATCCGCGTCATATTACGGAAAGATGGTCGGAAGAAGTATTCACGGCCTCCAGCACCAATCAGGCACTCGCCAATCTCTTTCAAAGGTGTCATATCGCTCTCCATAACCAGTATCAAGGGCAGCACGCCGCCCTTTGTAGTGATTACGGCGCGGCAGTCACGGTAACTGCACAGGTGTCGGTGAAATCACCGTCAGCAGTGGTAGCCGTAATATTCGCGGTGCCCTCGGCAACTGCTGTCACCAGGCCGGTTGAACTGACAGTGGCGATGGAAGGTGCCGAAGTGGTCCAGGTGATCGCTTTGTTAGTCGCATCTGTTGGCTGAACCGCGCCGCTCAGTTGCTGGGTTGCGCCAACGACCAGAGAAGCAGTTGCGGGTGTAACCTCAACGCCAGTGGCCGCGATAGCATCAGCTACCTCAAACACAACAGTGTCAGCATCGTAGACCTTCCACTCGCCGGAGAAGGTGGAGATATCGTTAGTACCGAAATCACCAGACCATGACGTGGTGTTCATGTAACCCCGGATGTAAGTACCGGCGTTCTCACCCGCAAAGTCGAACCGCACCCACAAGTTAGGCTGACGACCGGCCTGTACTTCGTCAAAGATATACTTCGACAGACGCCACGCGCCGATCTCGTTATCTTTGTCAGACTTGCGAAACTCCCCTTCGCCGGAGATCGTCAGATCCATGTTGTTGACCAGGTTCTCCACCAGCCCTTTAGCATCATCCGCCTCGGAGTTGATGGTGTTCATCGAATAGTCGATGCCCTTGGTCGTCATAGCGCCGAGACGCTTCCACTCGGAAAGCGCTGGCACTGCGTCGGGGCAGCCAAAGGCCATGCGTAGCACAGCTACTTTCCCGATCAGCTTGCCAAAATCATTAGCACAGCCTTGCATGTGTACCTCTCAAATAAAAAAGGCCGCCGGATGGCAGCCTGATGGGTTGGTAATGGGGTTATTCGCCGTAGACGCACATGAACTGGAGCCGGAAGACCAGGCGGCCCTCTTCGGTCAGGATAGGTGCAGGCACATTTCCGAGGTTTTGAATCAGGCCAAGGCATTCGTCGGTAATGTCGTTCTGTTCGACATAATTGATGATTTCCTGAGCCTTCTCAGCGGCTGCTCGGCGCTTATCCTTGGCGGAAATGACATCCACCAGCACGTAGTGGTCCGACCCGAGGTCATTTCGGATGTCGGTACCGCCATTAGGACGGAACACGATGAATGCGTCCGTTAACTTCGTTGTGTCGTCCCATGCAAGCAATTGAACAATGAAGCCAGTGGTAAGCCCGGCATCGACGAAGTAGTTACGCACGCGCTCGTACATGGCTGGTGTCATACTGAAAGCTCCTTGCGCATTACGGCATCAATCTGGCTACGGGTATCTTCAAAGCCTTTAGTGAGGAACTCTTTCTGCGCGGTGGCGCGGCGGAAGGTTTGAGGAACATTCGGATCGTGAACGAACACAGCGTAGTTCGCGGTGTATCCCACCCGACCTGTCAGCCGAACGCCGTTGTTAATCAACTCCCGATACTGGCTATTAAGCAGCGTTGAGGTGTCGATCGGCGTATAAAGCGCGGCCTGGGAGCTGCCGATTATCATTGCTGACTGCAGCGCCCTGACGACCTTTCGCCCTTTCACGTCGTTAATGATGCGGTTGAGCCCGGCTTTCGACTGCTTAACGCCGCGCACTTTGATGCCCATAGCTACACTCCCGTAATTATCGCCCAGTCATCTTCCAGACCGTCGAGAGTGTCGTTCCAGCGCGTCACGTGACGGACCTCATCGGCACCAGCCACTACCGGGTCTGGTTCAGCGCTTACACCAATCAGGATGTAATCGCCCTCATCAGCCAACGCAAACGCAGTAAAGAAGGTGTTTTTGACGACAACCTCTTTACCGATGGAGCCTAGCTTTGCAGACAGGCCGCCGATGTAGTCACACATGATGGTTTCAGGCGGTTCGTATGGGTCGACAGGATCGCCCCACTCGTCATTACCGCCAGCACCCTTACGCCATATCGTGCATGGCTTGTTGTATGACCATGAAGCAGTAGACGACATCAGCCCTCCTTCCAGCGCAGGACCTTCGCGCCGGTCGCCCGGATGCGCGGACAGTTTATATGCCACTCACCATCCGATTTCACGTAGCCGGTAGTCTCCCGCCCGGTATCGGTCTCGACCCATACGCGAGTGAGCGGCTTCGGCTTGCCTTCCGTTACTGATTTGTACGTCATCAGCAGCCCCCGACCACCATGAACAGACCGACGCTATTATCGGCACTGATTGGCAGCTCACTGGTGCAACCGCTGGTATCGAGCCGGGAAAGCGAGTCGCGCAGCCAGGTAATGCTGTCGTCACCATATTCAAACGAGCGGGACGCGCCAGACGGCGCACCCTGCGATTTGATGCGGCGCGCACCGGAAGACGTAGCCATAAGCGCGGCGGCATACATCAGGACCAGCTTCGCGGTGCACTCGTCATAACCCGCGCCATCGAGGCACGGGATAATCTTGTTCACCACGCAGAGGATCGGCGTAAGCAAGGCATCAGGTATGGCGTACCCCAACTCAGCGAGGAAGCCTTTAATTTCTTCTGGCGTAAGCGGGGTTGCCATGGTTATTTCGCCTTTTTCGATTTAGCGGGGTTGTCTTCATCGTTGCCTGGCGTCGCCACTTCCAGCTTGCGGTCACCGCCAGATAGGATTTCTACCAGTCCAGCGGATTTCCATTTGTTCGCAGTCTCTTCGCTGACCTCTACCTTTGCACCAACCTCCAGTTTCTGAAGATTGGCACCGGAGAAAAGGTTATCGGTAATCACTTTAACCAGTGCCATATCTCACCCCTTAGCTGTGTGCGTAGATGACAGATTTCTTGCTGTTGATGTCGGTCTTAACCATCAGGCCAGCAGCGCCCCATGTGCGCCAGATGTAATCACTGTTGTAGAACGGGCGTGGATCGGCAACGGTACCGAACGCCTGGCCTACAATCGGAGCAATCACGCCAGCAGTCAGCGGAACAATCAGGATCTGGTTGCCGGTCAGCTGAGCATCTTCTTTAATTGCGGAAATGCCGGACAGTTTCAGAAGCTCCTGCAGAATGGTGTCAGACTGGTAGTTGTCGCTGAAGTAGCGCTCAAGGTTGGAGATGATGGCGCTCGACACATACCAGGTCTGCTCTGCGTACTGATTGTTGGTCAGCTTGAGAGTGTCGCGCAGCTTAATCGCCGCGTTACGGATCTGCTCTGCCGTGGCGGAGGAACTGGTGAAGTCGATATTCAGCCCAGATGCGCCCAGATCAACCATCGCAACGCGCTCATCGTTCTTCAGGCCCTTCCAGGTCTTCTCATCAAACTTGATGTAGTTACCTTCCGCGTCACGATAGCCGTTGTAGATGTAATCCACATACTGGCGACGGACTTCGTTGGTGGACTCGAACTGAGCATCAGAGATGATGTCGAACGCATCCGGGTTGTTCAGACGCGGCTCACGCCAGTGGAACTTGAAGCCAGTATCGTGTACCGGAACCATCGTGCCGTCGTACTGGTACTGCACGGCATCCAGCGCGGCACCGATCTGGCCTGACATGGAGGTGTGAGCCCACATGCGGCCGCCGGACTTGGCGTATTCGTAAACGGTCTGGTTGATGCGCACCGAACGAGACAGCGGCATCAGGTCGTTAAACAGGGTGAATTCAGTATTCGGCTGGAATTGACGCAGAACAGTCTGGTCAAAAGCTTTGTACAGATCAGCAGGTGAGCGAACAGCGTTGATGCCATTCAGCTGATTGACTGCATTCAGGCGATCAGCCATTTCCTGCATTACGTTAATGCCCTGATGGTTCAAAGCGGCATTACGCTCCTGCGTCAGCATACCAAACTGGTACTGGTTCACGGCCAGGTTGCCGGTCTTTTCGCCCAGCGATTTAGAATAAACAAGCATTCAGTGACTCCTTACTTAATCACTACGCGAATGAGGTCGCCAGCAGCGGCGGTGATTGAGCGCTCTTCGTCGCAATAGCAGCGATCATTTTCGCCAGTGGCCCACTTCTTCACCTGGCCGTTGACGATTGAGAGAGCGTCGCCTTTTTTGTAGGTACCGGCGGCAGCGCGGACATTCAGGAACATTCCCGGCAGTGGGTGGATGCCAACCAGCAGATCGTCTACAGCAAACGTGTCATCTACCGTTTTGCAGCGCAGATAATCGAAGTCAGCGACATAGATAATCGCTGTCTCGCTACCATCTACCGACACCTTGAAGACGCCAGCATCAAAGAAGCCCAGGGTGCCAGGCTTGACCGCAGTAGCGCGGCCTTCACGGTTGAGCAGCGGATTAGGGAATACGCCACCGGCGTGAATTACGTGTTTTCCGTCTTTAGCCATTTTTTACTCCGGCATTTCGCTGACTGATGGGGTGTTGGTTGCCTGGCGGAATGCACCGTTCAGGCCGAAAGAGGTCTGGCACTTGGCGTACATAGCGTCTAGCGCTTTGCCGTCAAGATCAGCGACTTCGTCGTCGCTCATGTTCATCGCCAGCTTCACAGCCGCGCGCTTTTCGCCCTTCTCTTTGTCGGCGTTCGCGTTCAGGCTGTTGAAAACGACGTCCACACGATCGGCGAGTTTCTGCGCCCACGCTGGCATCTCTTCGTTATTGGTGGCCTGCTCTTTTTTCTTGGGCTTGCCGGTTTCAGGGTCGATTTCTTCATCGCCTTTTTTCTTGGCGGTGGCTTCTTCGGCCTTCATCTGGTTGTATGCGTCCATCAGCTCGGCGTCGGACTTGCCTTCAGTCGGCTTACCAGCGGCTTGCAGCGCATTGATAATCAGTTCTTTCATCGGATCGTTCTCTCCGTTGGTTTTAATCTCGTACTCAATGGGTTTGCGCACGACTTCTACAGGTTCGCCGACGAGCGATACGGCCCCGTCAGAGATGAGGTACTTCTGTTTGAATAGTGTCCGGCCAGATGTGGTCTTCTTCTCGTCTTCGAAAATCAGATAGTCCGGGTAAATGCTGACTGCATAGCGCCAGGAATCATGGGAGGTTGAGCGAATTGCTTCACGCAGCGATGCGGCTATATCGTCGAATGACATCCCGCCGTCATTAGCGACAAAGAACTTGATCTTATTCAGCCACCCATCTTTGCGGTTATCACTAACGATCGCGTCTTGCAGGTTGCAGACTTCAATTTCGGTCTCATCACCTTCAGAGTTAACGAAGATGCCCACCCCATCCTCCGGCGTTCCGGCGCCCGGCTCATCAAGCAGCACCGCCACATGGTCAAACATCATGTTGGTGGCGATCTCGTTGTACTTCTTGCCCTTCGACTCTCCATTTGCGGCGATGCCGGAATACAGCAGCCCGGTGGAGATGTGGATCGGTTCTGAGTTGGTACCGGCCAGCATCTCGTCAAGACGGTTAATCAGGCGCTTGCCCTTGTCGCTCGACTCGGCGTACTGGCGGTTAACGTACATGTCGCCCGTCACCTTCCCGTCGTTGTGGCTGACATTCTGCAGCCAGGCCCCTACGTGGTATTCATTCACCGCCCGGACATCGCGCGCCGATACATGCTTGCCGTCCACTTTCGGATGGCCCAGCGGCATCGGGTTACGCTCAAGCGTGTTGTAGGCCTTTTCGATTTCTGCTGCCGGGTACAACTTCCGGTTCATCACGATATCGTCCACGACAGGCGTGATGCCGCGAACCACGATATGTGGCTTGCCGTCGATGGTTTCAGTGGTGATGTTTGAAGCGGAGTTGACGACGGACAGCACGTTAACGCGATTGCGTTTCATGCTGGGTCCTCATTGATGGATGTCAGGCAATAAAAAAGGCCGCCGTGGCGACCTTTGGGTTAATATTCTTAAACGCGATTAAAGGCGGTAATTACCACATCATTTGGCTGGCAATTTCTTTTGCCAGCAATAGCTGCTGGAAGCTTTAAAAATACCGCCTCAGCCTCTTCGTCCCCAGTATCTTTAATCACTGTAGACCCCTCTCCGCCAACGACGCCTTCTCTTGCAATAATCTTATAAGCAACAAAGTATTTCATAAAATCCCTCTTTTAATTTCAAGTGAATCACCATCTTAGCTGCTTACTAGCCTTTTTTCACCCAGTCAACCCGCTCTTTCTTAAGCTTATCCGCCAACCCTTCATTGAAGATGCTGCCGTCGTCGTTGAGCAGCGCAGGTATCTGGCTGCAGTAGCAGTTGTAACGGTTGCCGTTCTCGGCGTAGAAGTCCCGCACCTCTTCGGTGGTGTAGACTTTACCGTGACGGCTAGCGTGCCAGGTTCGCGTCGTAGGCTTGAGCGCTGACAGCCATAGCAGACCGGTATTCAGCCCCAGCCGGTCAGCAGCCCAGTCCGTTTCGTTCCATTGCGCCTGCCGCAGCGCGCCGACCTGCTCGGTCTGAGCGATGTTCTTCGCCTTCGACATACTGACATCGAGACGCTTGCTGATGACGCTGGCTGTCTCGCGAGGATTCACGCCGCGCGCAACCGCGTCAGTGATGATGTTGGTTAAATCGCCACGGGCGGTATCGCTGATGACCTTCCAATCGCTAAACGTTGTCAGTCTAGCCGCCGCTACCTGATTAAGGTGACCGGGGCTGCTTAAAAGCTGCTGTAGCGTCGTCTGGCTGGCGTACACCTGCGACTGCTGCGAGAGGTTGTTGAAGGCCTCCACCGTTCCGCGCTGCGCTTCTGCGACGACGTAATCCATTGCCCAGAGATTTTGCTCGCCACCTTCCAGCAGATAATCGTCGAGAATGCTCTGCACCGCTTCCAGCAGATCAGCAAGCTCCTGCGCCGACATGTCGTATATGAACTTGCCGGCGTTAACCTGGTAGAGCCGCATATCCGCGCCGTTGTCGTGGCACAGGAAGTGCCAGTTATGGCTGTTGGTTTCACGCTCTCGTCCGGTCATTCGCTGGTCGAACAGGGCTTTCAGTGCCACCTTTATCGCGTAATACCGCTCCTCAATGTCGCGCTCCATCTTGCTGACGGACTTGCGCGACATCGTGGGGTCAACTTTCGACCGTGGTATCACCGGACTTTTCGGCTTCTGGTTGAGGGTCGGCCAGAGGATCAGATTTTGGTTTGTTGCCATCAGGCGGAACCTCATCATCAAGCTCAGGTAGTGGTTGCAGTTCGCCAGCAGCGCGGATCTCGTTCTCTTCGATAGCCGAGCGTCCAAACGCGTTTGTCGACTTAACGGCCACGTCCGCGAGTTTGTCCATGTTGGCAATCTTCTCTGCCTGGCTCGGTGCCAGTAGATCGGACCATCCGACGGTGATTTCCTCGCCTGCCGCTGGAGGAATGAAGCCAAACTCCCAGAATCGGGTAACGATGTCCGTTATCAGGTCTGTCAGGAATCCGGTTCGCCGGCTCATTCTGGTTTTGGCCCAGTCTTTCGCATCCTCGCTACTGGCCCGCTCGCCCGTCTGCATGCCGACCAGTACTTTGACAGGGATCGGCACGGTGGCGCAAAACTCATTCAAAATGGTTCGCCACGTTGGTTCTGGGTCCGCCGCTGCAACCGATAACACACTAACATCGCCCTCCTGCATCATCACAGCGCTATCAGAGCTATCGTTAAGGCGTCGCACCTGCCCATCAAGGGCTTCGGATAGCTGAGATTCTGAAACACCAAGAGCCTTAGCCAGTGCTGAGAAGTTTGTTTTGGCGCTGAAGTTGAAGTTGAGCTGGCGGCTGGCGTTTTTGAAGAAACCTTCAGCCGCACCGCCGGAGACCTTTTCGCTGTCCATGATTTTATGGAAGCCAGCAGCAAGCATTGATTCGCCAGAGTAGAGGCGTCCATCGTCTGACCCTTCAGCGAGGATAATTACGCGGTCAGGGTGGACGTTAATGATGCGTCCGGGCTGCCCGCCTGCCTGCTGTTGTACTGGGATTTCAGTAAACGAGTACATGGTGACGTCACCATAGTTCTCGCTGCTCTGGTCTTCGTTGTAAGTGACAGGCTCAATCTGTGCCTCCCACACAGGGATCAACTTAACTAACGCCTTTTCCTTCTGCCTGGCAGTAACTATCTTATCGACCGGTTTATCCCAGGTCCGGTTATCCTTTACCTGTATCAGCAGCGCAGAGTAGCGCCCCACTAGGTTGCGTTTGTCAGCGCCCTTTATCTGTTTCCAGCAACGCTTTAGCAGTTTGTTTACGCGCTTATCCCAGTCCGTTTGCTGGGTGGCATCCTTCGTCTGGTCACCTTCGTAGACATCCGGGAAGTCCTCCCAGCAGCCATCGACCATCCGGTTAACCGCAGCGTTAGCAATAGCATTGCGGCTGTAGGCTCGGAAAAAGTCGTCGAAGGTCAGATTCAGTGGATAGCCAAACTCCTGGTACAGTCGCTGGCGTTTCGTATTACTGGTGCCATTAAACAGAGCGTTAACGTAGCGCATACGATCACGATCGAGGCTGGCATTTGCGGCAAATTGTTTGTTCATTTCGCTTTCGTTCACGGTTTCCTCCGTCAGCGCGAGCGCACCAACATGCCGGTGATTTTCTTTGGTGAATGCAGTACTCGGTAGCGGGTAGCATCCCAGTCGTGGTCTTCCTGCTGGGTATCTACGTCATCTGGGTTTTTGCTGTCGCGAACCAGCACGGGTATGCGGCTAATCCATCCTCGGCAATGCTCAAACACGTAAAAGGCAGGCTTCTCAGGTATGCCAGATTCCAGCTTCTTACCTTCAACTACAGCCTCAAGCATGTCAGCGAATACCGAGGCCCCGTTTACTCGCGAGCCAGGCTTCTTATTGGCTTCAAGCCATTCGACATCCTGACTTTCCATTTTCTGGCCGATCGACAACTCATCGTCACCGGTATTGAAAATGGCGCTATCAGCCGGTCCAGGGATAACTTCCGAGCATATTCCCGGAACAATGTTCAACTGGCCCTGCGTAACACCGTCTATTTGAATCTCTTCCGGCTCGTCGACGTCTTCGCCCACCAGCCGCTTGTCAATCCACGCCACGCCTTTCGCGACGTTGGTGGATGACATATTCAGGCCTTTGTTCAGCTCATCAGGCGGGCAGCCATACCATTCTCCGATCAGGATTAACGTCCCTGCCGGCGGGCAGAACTGCCGACCATCAGGCAGTTCGGCGGCAGTGCCATCAGCCTGAGCCCACCACAGATTTGAGAACGGCTTCGACTCACCCCAGTCATGGGAGCGGTCAACTGTCCAACTATCCGGTATGCGGAATGGCTTAATGACGTGCAGCGATTCATTCCACAGGTGGTCGAATCGCCCGCCGCTGGTCACATCCCAGGAGCCCTCCACCCACGCTTTGCGTCGGTTAGGGTCTTTAATTGCCATCAGCGTCGCGATGTACTGCGGGTCGAGGTACGGGTTCTCTTTGAACGATCCGTGGATGGCCACGCGGGTCAGCGTGATTTCCTCTTCTCGTTCTGTCTGAGGGTTGAACACCATCTGCCGGTCGCGCTGCACGGTTCCGCGCGGCGCTGGCTCAATGAAGCGCTTCTTCACCCAGGTATGACCGATGCCGAATGGGTTGGTCGTGCTGAACGTCTCCAGCGGGATCGGCCTCAGTAACTTGCCATTCTCTAGCGGGTAGTTTTCCGGCCTGAACGATGAGCGCCGGCAGGAGAACATCATTTCGTAGAACTCTGGAGACTGCTGTTTCGTCAGCTCGTTAAAGCCAATGAACGGGAATTCCTGCCCGTGGAAATCCCAGTAGGCGTCCGCCTCTTTGCCGAAGCGGAAGAGCAGCTCCTCGCCAGTAGGCCATACCCATCGCAATTCGCTCGCAGATGACAGATAGCGCGCACCGTCGTTGAACAGGCGAAACATACGCTTCGACTGAGTGATGATGTCGGCAAGGTTCTTATATTCGGTGTCGAAAATGACGCCGCGCCAGAACGAGCCATAACCCACGCCGACATTACGCCTGAACCTGGCTAACTGCGCAGCGGTCTTGCCTGGTCCGCGAGTACCCTCGAACAGGATTTCGTTACATGGGCAACTCAGCGCCAGAGACTGCGATCCAGGCAGTGGCTTCCATACAGCTTTGTAATTCATCCACCGAGCACCCCGTCCTGTTGTTTCTGCGCTGCCGCCTCCCAGTCATCCACGTTGTCACTGGTTGGCACCAGCATGACGTTATGGGTGACCTCTTTCGTTTCAGCCTTATTCTCGATGCTGTATGCCTCACGCTCGAGGCCGATCAGCGTCTTCAGGCTGTCGCTCAGGTCTTTCATGGATTTAACGCGGGAAGGCAGGCTGATCACTTTCTGATAAATTTCATTGAGCCGGTCCCGCCCTTTATCGTCGGGGTCAAACATGATGTCGCCCAACTGCTCGAGCGCGCTTACATCTGCGCACTGCGCACCAAGTTCATCGAATAGCGTGTTGGTCAGTTCACGAGCCCGGCGGATGTCTCCCCGGTGCTCCATGCGTACCGTGGCAATTACCTCGGCAGTCGCCTCTATCAGTACGCGTTCGGTCAAAGTGCTTTCGTTGCGTACCTGTTTGCGTACCTCCTGTTTGCGTACCAGATCATCAGCCTTTTGCTGAATCTTCGCATTGAGGTCACGCGACCAGTCGTCACGCTTGGCGCGCTTACGGATAGCGCCTTCGCTGATACCGTGTTGTGATGCTATTTCTCGGAGGGACATCACTCCGGCCCGGTACGCCGTCTCGATGGCCTCCCAGTCCGGTTTTGCCATTATTCACTCCAATAAAAAAAGCCACCAGCGAGTGCCAGTGGCTTGAATGTGGTAATCAGAAATGGGTTCGAACCGTTGGGACAAACAATATTAAGCGCTCACCCGCTGGATTAAAGTAGCATCACGCTTCGTCTGGCCGATATGAACTCCTGTATCACTCTACTGACGTATAGAACCAAGCATGCCCCATCCTACTGCTACGCGCCAGTCTCGCTGCTTTCAACCAATTAGAGCATCATAAGCCTCGATAATTTCTTTCCTGCTCACGTATCTGTCGGCTGCCACCAATATGGCTCCACTTTCGCCTTTCAGAAAAGTTGAAAAAAAAATCACCACATCCAAACACCTCACCTCATCATTAGCATACAGATAAAGAATCTTGCTCCGATAACTTCGAATTTTCAGCAACTTAGCAGGCTCATCATCAGCAAAAATCAATAGCTGTGCCATAAAATCTCCTTCTACACATAATTCCTTACAAGAGAAGATTGTTAGTCCCATGAACACTCAATCACATTGACGAATCTTTTGCCTGTGATTTACGTTACCTTTAATAGCCCAAAAGTCTTTTTTAACTCATTCACCTGAATTCAATTCTGAAAGAAGTGAAAATGGCAGCAAACAAATCACCAGGAGTTTAACTTTCTTTAATTAGTTATAGTGCAGAATGCTTAACCCTGTATATAGAGTTCGCTTCTTCGCACTTTTCTTTCAAGTATATGAACCGGGTGGATACTTCACTGTTTGAGCAGTTCGTCACAATGCAGTAACCCTCTACCCATGCCTTTTCATCCTTTTCGGTAAACAAACTTTCGAAAATGGCAGCCCAAGTGCTGTTAGGCATGCGTTCCAGTTCAAAATACTTCATTGTCCCTCCCTCACGAAGGGTTCTGTACTCATCCAATCCTAAGATTTTCATGCTGCATCTCACGGTCTTTTTAATGTTATGATTTCTAGCATCATATCCAGGCTTTTCCTACCCCAAAATCCATGGGACTCTGCATTTTATCACCATTAGCAACCAGCAGATGAGCTTTGTAATGGCCGGCTTAGCTAATCAGCAACTCAGGCTGCGTAACCTGCGTGATGTGCTCATGCTCGAGCTCCAGAACGCGCTTCTCTTTCTTCCGCTCATTCATCAATCGGCTTCCGATCGTGCCTTTCAGCTTTGAGCGCGTTTCTTTAATGGCGAAGCGGTGCTGCATTTCTTCACCCATCGCCATGCGTCGGTTTAGCTGCTCGGCCATCCAGTTAAAGGCATTGATGTAACACTCCTTTACTGCGGCAGCTGTTTTGCCAGTGAACCCCATCACGAGCATCATGCATCCGTCACGGGTGATGTTATACATAGGCTGAACATCGCCATTTTTATCAATGAAATCAATGGGCGCAAAATTGCGCTGGGTGAAGTCATCGGAGCATTTCAGGTTACGTATGGCACGCAAAACGTCTTTGTGTCGCTTGCCAAAGTAATCCGCCACCTTGAGTGATGTGGTGATTATCTTGTTGTCGAGGGTCGTGACCATTTCGCGGAAGTCGAAGGCCGGAATAACTGACGGATTATTCATAGCGTCTTTACCTTTTATAAAGTGAGCCTGTCTCACAGAAAAGCCGCCCGAGAGAGGGCGCCACCTATAACGGCATTTCTCAGGCTCGCTTACTGAAAGGCTCTCGTTGATGTGCGCGTGAGATGCGCATAAAAAAGCCCCGCTATTGCGAGGCTCTTGATGATTCGATTTTCCTGATTGCTGCCTTATCCAGATTGCACTGCCCCAGCGCCGTGTAGAGCTGAGCGTTTAACTCGAGACTTGCCTGCCATGTGAACGGAACCACCATTCCGGGGATCGGTGTGTCTGCGGTCAGGTCAGCGCTTATCGGCACCACCGGGGCCGGAACGTAAACTTTCTGCGTATTCCCGCAGGCTGTCAGCAGCGGCAGAAGGAACAAGCTGGTTAGCACACGGATCGCCTTCAAGTGCCTGCCTGATGTAGACAATGCGCGTTTCGCCCTTTTGAGCCAGTTCGTTCTTTGCATTCTGGGTAGCCTGTGAGATGTCACGGATAAGGTTCATCGTGGTGATCACGTTGTTGGTGATCGCTTCCGATGTGTCTGCCCTGACCGTCGCCTTGTCGCGCTGGTCCTTGTAGGTGATGGCGTTGTCGCGGTAATGGTTAATCATCCAGGCCATGGAAACCAGCAGACAGATAACGAAAGCACAGATGATTGCTGTTAACCGGCTCATTTAACACCTTCCAGGCAGAGCGCCTTTTCTTTCCCTGCTCGAGTTACCAGACCAGGCAGAACCTTGCCGCCTCCCCATACCCAGCGAGGGAACTGGTTGCATGCCGCCGTGATGTCTCCACTTCTGAGAAGAGAGAACATCGTGGAGGTGCGCATGTTCCCACAGCCAGCACGAAACGTTACCGATACAGCTGCTGAGAAAGTATCGTCAGATAGCTTTCTGCCATTCCCGTAACGGTTAACGCAGGACTCAGCATCAAGGATGTTGCGCTCCCATTCGGCTGCGATCTGCTGGTCAGACTTAACGGTGCCAAGCTTCACGCCATGCGTGTTCCCCATACCGTCAGTCAGCACACCGGCCGGGCAGACATATGGATCTCGTCGGCAAGATTCAGCGTTGCCGATTAACTCCAGCCCGCGCTCGTTAGTCCGGACGTGTCCCGCATTCATCACAATAGCGATGATCGTTCCTACGGAGCAGACAATGCCCGCCGCGCCGCTTTTCTTACTCAGTTTCAACTGTGCCACCGGAAATTCTCCGCATTGCCTCCGTAACCACCTCGGCGGCAGCCGGACGATCGGAGTGAGGTTTTTTACCTACATCAGATAAGTAGTTTTCCAGCAGCTGGGTTCGTTTCCTTTCCTCAGCCATACGCTCACGCTCTTCTTTCCGTTTTGCGTAATAGGTTTTTATCGTGAAGAACGCCGATACCAGCGCGCCGATAATAAAAACGTAATCCTGTAGGCTAAGCAAAGAGAACAGACCCAAGGCCGCCGACCACCAGTACGGCAGATCGTGTCCATTTGTTGGGTTCATACGTTGCATTCCACACCTCCGGGTCCGGGGTGCTGTGTGGTAGTTGGGAAAAGGCCGTCAGACACGATAGCTACGTGGCATCTGGAATTGATTGTCTGCGGCCTGAATAATAAACCTGGCGACAAGCCAGGAAGATGAGGGTAAGGCAATGTCGGCTCTCTGGCCGAAGGGTCCCAGGTAGTGGGTTCTGTGTGTGGCGATCGGACTCGAACCGATACTCAGGTTCAGCATTAGCATCATGCCTGCCCTGCCGGATAACCGGTTGATGCATTACTCTACCCATTCAACCCGCAAGCGGGAATTGAGTTACACCACAACGGATAGAGCACTGGACGCCCGGATGGCATTAGTCGCGTCTTCCGGATTTAGCCTTGTTCAATGCTCTTTCCTGTTGTGCAGATACAAAAAAGCCCCAGCTGGATGCCGAGGCTCGTTGATTATTTATCCTCAAGTTTCTTACTTGAAATCAAACCACTGGTCATCACAAATCCATTTTCATGACCACAGTAAGGACAAACTATTGTTTCTTTTTCCTTCCCACCCGGATAGCCGCCACTATGCTCCCAGTAAATGAATTCCTTTTTGCATTTCTCATTACTGCAAACCGCATTACTCATAACCACCCCTTCCCTTTAGTTACCAGGTATTTTCTTACCATGAAGGAGTAATTAAGCGAAGAAATCACGGGACACAAAACAAAAAACCCAAGGCGTAAACCTCGGGTTTGAATTCTTTGTGTCGACAATCAAAGCTATGGCGACGATATCAGATTTACATGAAATATATGCGTTTCAGTTCGGTTTTGCAAGACTTACATCTAAATTTGTCGCCTTTTGTTGTGAACGTGATCGCGTTACGGAGATAAGCGCACCGCTATCGAGTAGCTTAAAGCTGTTACGCATTGCCAGCCAGTGAGGCAAATAAGTTTCCGTCCAGGTGGATTTCGCCACGCCAGCCAGTTCCGCCAGCGCCTGGTATTCGTACGTCTCACGCCCTGCCAGCTCCGCTTTGACGTCCTGCGCCGCCAGCCAAATTAGCTTCTTCAGGCGCTCCATCGTCTTGCCGGCTACTTTCTTCGCACCGAGTAGCTCCCGGAACTCTGCCCAAGCCCACTGAGTGATTGCCACCTGGTGCTCAAAGCTAACGCTCTCGCTGTAGTTCCACAGCAGCCAAGCTTTCTGGTGGTCCTCCAGCGACAGGACAGCGCGGCGCCACGATGCGGTCACAAACTCAACCGGCCCCACCAGCGCGATAGATGAGCCTTTGGCACGGGACTGGCTGCCGCTCATCGGCGGGCCGTCCGGGTTGACCATGCGCTGCTTATCTTTGTCGAATACCTTTTTCCTTCCCCGGCTGCGCGCCGTCGCGGTGAATTGCGCATTCTCGGCGAAAGCTACCAGTTGCCCTTTCGTCGCCCCGCTCAAATCTGCGGTCGCCACAATGAGCTGCTGACGTACGTATTCCAGTTGCTGACTGTTCATGCGGCTTCCTTATGTGGCTGATTGGTTTTGGTCTGGCTGTGCTTTGCTACTGGCGGCATGCTGGCGCGCTTAACGCTTTCTGCCTGATACTTTTCGAAATCAGATCTGGTCATGATTCCACCACTCCCGTGCTGACTTTCTGTATTCAGGGTTTTCTGTCTGACAGATAATTTCCGCTCGATCGCCGCTTATCAGTTCGCGAGCTTTCGCATACAGCCTTTCTCTTTTCGAAAGCTGTGTCGTTTCATACCAGGTGCTGGCAACGAACTTTCTCGCTTCAACTGGAGTGAATGTCTTCACGCTGCCTCCCGCTGTTTCAGTGCTTTGAGCTTGGCGCGGTACTCATCGCGGATCCGGATGAAGTCTTCCCGGCGGTAGTTAGTCATTTCGTGGGGGCCGTTGAGCCAGTCGACGTAATCCTGCCCGTAACGAGCGACCAGGCCAGCTTCGTATTGCTGCGCGACCGTCGCCTCTTTGGCGGTATACTTCCCAGCCCCGGCATTGCACGATTTGCACTGCTTATGGGCGTTGCGCTCTTCAAAGCGCAGTTCAGGATTAGCGCCGACCGTTTTGAAGTGGCCGCAGTCCCACTGTCCGCCATGCAGATCAGGAGGGTTGGTCTCGCCGCAGCTGATGCACGGAAAACCAGCATCACGCGCGCGGATGTAGGCGTTGAATGCCTGCTGAGCCTGCGCTTTGTAGTAACCTGCTGGCCGTAGCTCTGCCAGCCTCTCCTTACGTCGTTTGCGCCCAGCCTTCTCTGCCTCTTTCTGCTCCTTAATGCGCTTAGCGGCGGCTTTCACCTTCTCCTTCTCGCGCTCTTCCATCGCGAGGATTGCGCCATGTTCCGGGCAGCACCAGCGGATCCGGATGTCGTGGAATTTCGGCACGAAGTATTCACCGCATACTTTGCACTTACGGCGGGATGGTTTACGCATGGTTCCTCCTCGCCGCGAGACGCAGCCATTTCTGATCCACCAGGCGGGCGGTGTAGCCTTTCAATGTCGGAATATCGGACGGCTTAACCGCTGGCTTGCGCTGACGGCGAGTCGGAACGCGGAAGATTTCATTGGTGATGACGCGAGAAAGTGGAGTAGACATCAGGCCTCCTGCTTATCGCGCAGTTGCTGGTACTCGCAGCCGGTCGGGATAGTCAGCGCCAGGCCGAACTGAGCGCACCACATTTCAACCTTCACCAGGAAGATATGCATTTCCCCGGTGTCGAGGTCTGCGGTGTGGCGCGGCTCCCAGGTGGTGGTCTTCTCACCGGTGATGAAGTCGGTATAAGTCACCTCTTCGCAGCCGAGATAGGTCTTTTTGAGGTTGCGCTTAACCCACTCTGGGGTAGCGTCAGTGCGCCCGGATTTAATCAGGTATTCACTGATTTCAGCCAGCCACATATGAAGAAGTGAATTTTGAGACAGGCTGCGCTTCTCTCTCCACGGCTTAATTTGAAGGCGGAAGCATTGCCCGTCATTCAGAAGTGGGTGAAGGTGCTGGGTGATAGCATTAATATTGCCACGATGTAGCTTGATGCCGTCTTTTGGGAGAATCATACGCCACCTCCGAGAGGTAACGCAGAATGCAGAAAATCGCAGGTGCCGTTAAGCATCTGTGACAAGGTGATACGTTCAAGTTGTGGTCGCATTTAATGTCCCCATCAAATGCGCAGAAGTCTTACCGTCGGGCGTTCAACTCCGACGGCGACTTAATTATGGCTGGTTGATTACTGAAAATCAAAGGTCTTCTTCGTCTTGGTATTTCAGCCTTTTGTCTTTTATTTTCTGAAGTCTTTCCTCAAGCGCTGGAAGAACCCACTTTGCAAGTTCGGTAGCAGGGAAGCCATTCTCTTTACGGATTCCCGAAGCAATCTCAGCAGCTTTTAATCCAAGTAAGGAAAACTGGTATTGTCTCTCATCGAAGTACTCTCGATGATCTGGAGGTGAAGACATGTATTCACCGACAAAATTAATAGATTTTATAGCCTCATTTTGCTTCATTGGAAGGCTGCAAATTTCATACATTGTTTTAGATTTCAGAGACTTCCAGTTTCCCTTAACTAATGAATAGTCAATTTTTTCAGGAAGCTTTGTTGTAGATTCATACTCACCTTGCTCACCATTAGCCTCGCCATCATCCTGGACAACCTCAGCACACTTAACAGCATAGTTTTCAAGGAGGAATACCAATTCTGCACAAATGAATTTTCTTTCTGGGCTAGACTGCTTATTTTCTTTGAACCACCCGATAAAGTGGTTTGCACCATGGCCTATTACTGCCCCGATTGCACCACCGATCATTGAACCAACCCACAGTTCCATTTAGGCTCCCTATTTAGTATTGGCTTCTGTCATTTCTATGTAACGTGGATCGCTTGCCTTAGGAAGTTTCAAACTCTCCTCCCGATAATGTCTCAACCGTTCAAGGAAATAATCTCGCAAATGCTCGGGCTGCTCGCGCATAACCACTTCGGCGATAACCGGCATGTTCAGCCGCTCTTTGTACGCCCCGCCGGAGGCTGCAAGGTCAACGTTAACCTTGTCGCGTTCCTCTTGGCTCTTTGCAGCAATATTGAAGTCGTTCATAATCATCAACTCATTCGTTTTAATAGAACGTATCTTACGTCAGATAACCGCTGCTGAGACCAATTATGCGCGCAAAGATCCATCGTTACTGCTCATGGATATTTTTTATCGTACTTTTCCTGTTCCTGTTTGCTCTCTATCAGAAAGCGTACTTGGGTGTCGCCCTCAATCAAATTATCATTGCAACGCTTGCCGTTACTGGTTTTCTCGGTTGGATTACGAGAGAAAAGCATCCCAAGAATTGAGTAAATGGCCACTATGAAGTGGCCGGCTCATCGTAAAAATTAGCGTTCAAATGCCATCGGCACCCTGAAGCATGGCGGCGCGGCAGGCGTTCCAGCCGAGCGCGTAGTAATCATCAGAGGCTGACTTTTCGCCTTGAGAATGAATAGCATCAGGCACAGATACCGGCGCTGGCGGGGCGGTGTAGAGTGGAATCTCTGTAATTTCGTACTCGTTGATATCTTCCTGAGACCAGTTGCCAAATCTTGTATGTAGGCTGAACCGAGCATCAGCGTGAAGATTGTCTTTGTACATGTACGCCACAGGCTCCACTTCGAGCGATGCCAGTGCTATACGCGCCAGCTCGTTCAGGATTGCCACATCAGCGTGACCGAGGGTGTAACCAGCTTTCAAATCGGCAACTGCTTGGACGGCATGTTTGTCGATGTTGCTCATTGGGCGGCTCCTTCAAATTGGTAAGAAATTTTAATTCCCAACTTTTTAGCCATGGCATGCTCAGCGACGGCACCTTCCGACTCTTGCCACCCATGCAGCATGTGAATGGCGTCTGCGCAGCGAAGCATCGCCAGGCAGATGTCCATATACTCACGCTGAGATAAACCATCCGGGAGCGTGGCCGGATTTAATGCCACATGACCACCTGATAACATCTGCTGTGCTACTGCGTTAAACATCGGACGGTTGTAGTTTTCGTAACCCGTCATTGGTCCTGCGATGTAAATTTTCATACCCCTACCCTCCCCCAAACCATCAATACCCTTCTCATCGCCGGACTGTTCCGGCACTCCTGAAATATTCCGTTAGTGCAGCTGCGCGCAGTACCAGCCTGATCTTACGGCGTGGCCAGGCGATAAGTCACCGTTCGCCAGACCTTGCTCACCCGGACAATCTTGCGGGACCGCTCCAGATCGATGGCGTTCTTCGTGATGCAGTTGATGGTCATGCCGCACTCTGTGGCCACATCTTTCGCGGTGAAGGTCCGGTGCGTTTCGAGATAACGCAGAATTGCCTGTTTGCCTTTCATCGTCTTAGCACTCATAGTCAGCCTCCTGTTGCATCTGGCCGCTGTAGGTGAAATCTACCGGGTCCAGGCCTGAGTAGCGGCTGCTGAAGTGGTAGGTCTTTTCTGCCCCCGGCGCATGGCGGGACTTCACACAGATGATTTCGGTGATGCCTTTCAGTTCGGTTTTTTCGTTGTACTTCTCATCCCGATACACCATGAAGATCACATCTGCCTCCTGCTCAATAACGCCAGACTCTCGCAGGTCTGCCGCAACGGGACGCTTATTAGCGCGCTGCTCCAGGTTTCGGTTCAGCTGGGCCAGAGCGATGACCGGGCAACGCAATTCTTTCGCCAGGTTCTTCAGGCCCGTGGCGATCTCCCCAACGCTGCGGTTCATGTTCTCCGGGTCTGACATCCGCATCTTCTGGAGATAATCGACGATTACCACGCCCAGGCCGCCCAACTTCTTGCTCATGCGCCGGGCTTCCGCACGCACCTGGTGAACGCTTAGGAATGGCTTGTCATTGATGTAGATCGGAGAGTCGATGAACTCCTTCATGCAGTGACCAACCTTTCCCCATGCCTCGTCCATTTTCCCGCTAACCTTGCTAAGCAGATCTTCTTTGCTTACCCGCGCCCGGTGGAAAGCGACTCGCTCAGAGATTTGTTCCACTGGCATCTCGAGACTGAAGAACAGCACCGGCTTTTTGTTTTTCAGGCCTACGGTTTCTGTCACTGTGGTGCTAAACATGGTTTTACCCATGCCAGGGCGCCCGCCAACGACGATAAAATCCGTATTGTTGAATCCTCCGAAAGCGCTATCGATGGTCGACATGCCGAGCTCTGTTTTGTATTTCCAGATGTCGCCATTGATGATCGCCTGGATGGTTTCCAGAGACATGTCGATGCCAGTGGTGATGTGCTCAGTTCCATAGTCAGCGCTGTGCTCAATACCGGAGATATCGGCCTGAATGTTGCCAATGATGTCAGCAATACCCTCGGTCGTTGGTTCAGAAAGCTTCTGGATCCCGACCTGTAACGCCAGGGTCATACGGCGACCAAGGTACATTTCCCGAAGCTTTTCGCAGTAGGCTGCAAGGTTTGCGAAAGACGGAGTGTTTTTGCTGCATTCAGCCAGGTAAGCGAACCCACCCGCACTCTCAAGAACCCCGAGTTGTTCAAGATCGCTGGTCAGCGTAAGCAGGTCTATCTTCGAACCGGATTCGTTGAGTCGCTTATATGACCGCAGAGCCACTTTATGGGGCGTTGCTGTGAAGTGGTCCTCAGTCAGGCCCTCAATCGCATCGGTAGCCATGTCGGCGCCATCTGCGCGACCTGCTGCAAGCATAATTCCGCCAATGACGGACTGCTCAACGTATAAATCAATAAAACGGCTCATGCTTTGACTCCCTTGCGCTCACGGTGCTCGTTGATGGCCTGCTCGTAGACAGATCCCCAGTTCTTCGGATTCAGTATCCAGTCGAGAGTCAGCCATGGCTGATCGCCTCTGGTGCCGAACAGGGAAGACTTGCTAATCAGCTCGAAGGCCATTCCCATGTGCTTTAGTTCTCGCCAGTTGCCCTGGGTGGTTTTGCCGTTCCACACAGCTTCCAGGTCTCGATAGGCCGGACGGCGGCGGTTCCACTCATGCAGTGAAACGGCCTTCGAAGGGAATTTTTCATTCCAGAGCTTGATGATCTCTTCGTGCGGACAGGCTTTCGGGTTGCTGCCATGACCATCTGCCCATATCAGGGCGTCTGACAGGTATCCATCAAAGCGGGTCATACGGCACAGGTTCTCTGGCTTGAAGCTGTTACCCCAGTTCACATGGGCCCAGCGGATAACGAGTTTCAGCTCTTCAGCGGTGTAGCACTGGTCTTTGCTCTTCACCGTGGAGAGAGCTTTCTCGAAAGGTGCCAGCGCAGCACAACGACTACCAGTTAGCTCGTTGAAGTAATCCATCACCTCCTGAGCGAGTGAGTTTTCCCCCTTGGGGGATTTAGGGGGATCTTGTCTTTCTGTATTTTGATTATTGTCTTTTGTGGTTAGCACCTTCTGCTTAGTTCTGTTAGCAACTTCCGCTAAGGTTTTCTTAGCAGGTTTAGCTAATGTTTTGCAGAATCCGTTAACCTTCGTTTCCCACTCGGAAACATTGGTATTCATGCCCACTTTGCGGCCTTCCTGAATGAATACCTTCTTGCCGATCAGCAGGTTTTTGGCAGTAGAGCAATGCGTGTGGTGCTTACCAACCATCTGCTCAAGTTGCTCGTTGCTGACCCAATCCATTTTTTTATTGAAGCCGTATGTTTTGCGCCAGACAGCCAGCACAATGCACATCTCAGTTTCGCTCAAACCTGAGGCCATAACGGCATCAAGAAGCTCATTCGCGACGCGAGTGAACCCATCTTCCAGTTGCGCCACACGATGCTCCACGACCTCCAGCGGCGGCCTGTAGTCTGCTAAATGCTTAACGACGCCCATGCTTCACCCCTGCCTGAATCAGTGCCAGTCTTGCCATGCCAACAAAGCGCTCAGCGAACGCCCGGTTTTTTGAGGCAGCGACAACCAGGCCATCTGGTGAATCTGGGTGGCGACGTTCCTCTTTTTCCTGGTACTTTTTGCGAGTTTTTGACATACTTACTCCCGTTACTTGGCGTAACACAGTGTGATAAGGGCCTTTGAAGTGACCGCTTCAAGGGCTTTCGCTTTTTTGGTAGTACCCATCACATAACTCCCGGCGCCATAGCGGCCAGACTTGTCACCACCGCAGCGATTGATTCAGTTGGCAGGAAGCGCAGCAGTGCTTCAGCAGCTTCTCTCACCTCTTTCTCAAGGCGTTGTATCGGCTGACCAAGTAACTTCGCCTGATGCGCTTCAGTGCACTCTTTCATGGCCTCGGCTATCAGTTCGGCCTCAGTCTTTGCGACCAGACCGAACTCTCTCGCCACTTTCTCGTTATCCCGCGCCATCACGTCGATAATGACGGGGATCAATAGCATCAACCCCTTGTCGTTCTTCGGGCCCGGATCGTTAATCATCCGGAAGAAGTTCTGCTTGGTGTTGTGCTCAGAACCGGCCAGCAGCAATCCACGACCGCCGCGCGCCAGCCACTCCTTTGCTACCAGTTGCGAAATGTGAACCTGAGCCTGTCCGGGCGTTGCCTTCTGCCAGGCGCGAACAGCTTCGCGGATCCTGGTCAGCTTACTGTTATTGCGCGGAACGCTTTGATTTATCGAAATCATCGGATTCGCAGTGAATCCGTTATTCTCGTGATACGTAAGTGAATGCATTGCTTTCCCTTTCGTGGTTAGGGCCGCCGTTAAGCGGCATGGTTGTCAGGGTGTGGAAAGATGGACGGCAGATCCGGGCGGAATTCATGAGCCTGGATTTCACCACCAACCGCTTTCACCAGCTCAGGAACGTGAACTGGGGAGATGCGTTTCTTTCCGTTAAGCCAGTCGCAGATAGTGGACTGGGCTTTGCCGCAACGTTTTGCCAGTTCTTTCTGGCTGCCAGCGATGGCGATCGCTTTCTCTACTGCGGAGTTCTTCTCTACTGTTGGGGTCTTCATAATCACCTCAGCTATCAGTTTAAAGCGATTATGGTTATCACTTTAGCGAATGTCAATCGCATAGGCGATTTTTTGCTAAATATTCGCTTGAGCGATAGAGTTAAAGGAGTCATTAACAGAGGTGAATATGGGATTCTCGGAGCGCTTAGCGCAGGCAATGGAAAGCGCTGGATATACACAGGGTCGATTAGCTAAAGAGGTCGACATGGCTCAGTCCAGCGTAAATAAGTTACTCAAGAATGCTAAAGGTTCTCGAAAAACAGTTGAGATTGCCTCTGTACTTGGTGTTCGCCCTGAATGGCTTTCTACTGGGGAGGGGGAAATGGCTGCCGGTGGCACAAGAGAACCGACTGCGCTATACCATGTTAAATCGTCACTGAATGGGATTTACCGCGTGGATGTACTCGACGTTAAAGCCAGCGCTGGGCCAGGGACCATTGTCACCAGCGACTTCATTGAAACTATCCGAGCGATCGAATACACGACTGAACAGGCCCGCGCCTTGTTCGGTAACAGGCCAGCTACTCACGTCAAAGTCATCACGGTTAACGGCGACAGCATGGACGGCACCATTTCGCCTGGCGATCAGATCTTCGTTGACACCGGAGTAACGCATTTTGATGGTGATGGGGTATATGTCTTTGTCTTCGGGAAGACTCTGCACGTCAAGCGCCTACAGATGCAGCGTGACCGCCTGGCAGTTATCTCAGATAACCCGATTTACGAAAAATGGTACGTCGAAGCCGGAGACGAGGACTCGTTCTATGTAATGGCAAAGGTTCTACTCAGGCAATCAATAGATTACAAACGCTTCGCATAAACACGTATTATGGTTTTGCGTCTATTGAATTGAGAGCAACTTATCAGTTTTTTCCATTGCGGATTAGCTATTTCTGGTTAGGATGTTTCATACAATTTTCAAAGTGGATAGCTCTATAATGAAATGGATAAAAATAGTATTTGCAGGCCCTTTACTTGTCTCTACTACGACTTTTTCGGCAGAGTGGATCGCCTCTTACGACAACGATGAAATGCGCGGAACAGCAACAAAATTTCTGCAAACTGACTCCGACAACTCTGTGGAGTTTGATTTCCCTTACAATGGCGGATCCACGATGACTTTAGTTCTTCGGTCCCCAAAAACTGAATTGAAGGGTGACCAAAAAGCAGAAGATCTTAAGCCTAATGAAGCAATATTATTGATAAGCAAGGGTCAATTTAGTTGCAACTCTTATAATGGTTGCGAGATTTCAGTTAAGTTCGATAATGACAAAATTCAGAAGTATAAAATGAGTCCTGCTGAGAGTGGTCGCTCAGATGTCATTTTCTTTGATAAGTCCAACGGCTTTATCAAAAGCATACCCAACCACAAGAAGCTCATTATCGAGGCTGATTTCTATCAGGCAGGGCCAAAACAATTTAAATTCAACCTTGAAGGTTACACGACCCCGAAACAAGGATAACAACAACCCGCTCCGGCGGGTTTTTTATTGCCCCTATGAAGACGCTTTGATTCCCCTCCCATCTCATCAAACACTACCAGCATCACTTTTTTCACTCTCTCCTTAAAAAAATATCGCTTTAACTTTCAATTAATTATCACTTTATCGATGACGAATATCGTTTTGGCGATTGACTCAAATAATCGCTTTAGCTATTGTTAGCCCATCGAAACGAAACATCGACAGCTGAGCGAAGTTAGCCAGCGGCGGACAGCAAGTCGCCTGCTCATTAAGAATTCAGTCAAGCAGCAAATCACCCGGAGCGCTCCTGGCAAATTGAAATGGCGCCCAATGGGATTGAGGCAGGTGTGTAACGCGTGGCGGGTATAGCACACGAAGAGGACTCCGCACCGGAATGGTTTGCTGCTCAGTTCCCGAACATCGGGGAATCTTTACCAGCAGCTCTTTGCGAGGGGCTGACGGTAAACAAACAGAGGGGTGTGTATGGCAGATAAAAAAACGGCGCCACTACTGCTTAACGTAGACGCCAGCGAGGTTCTTACTCAGTTCGGGGAGCTTTTAAAGCTACTAGAACTTCCAGCCAGTTCCTTTGAGGGAATTCCTGAGCATGTCGTCGAGCTGTTTTTTGACCGTGTCCGTAGCCTGATTGACAACATCGTCCTTAGTGATTTCTCGACCACAGTCAGCACAACTGACGCCGGTGAAATTTGTCTCAAAGTCAAAATCATCGGGCTGGTTGAACATCTCACTTCCGCAGTCAGGGCACACGGTCCGCATGGTTTGCATGAATATATCCTTTCTACTGTTGGGGAGATTAAAGAGTAAGCGATTTCTTGCTGTTGGGGAATAGCGGGAAAGCGCGCGCCGGGCGCGGATAAATATCCCGGCACAATTTCAATCGATGGCTGCCAATTGGCGGCCTTTTTTACGCCCGTCAGCGGGTAACTACAGAGCCAACCTCAAGCACCGGGCGCCGATGCTTGGTGATGGTAATACTGCCATCTCAACCGCACAGGAGACGATGATCCTGTTCTGGTTGGATTGGAAAAGTCTTCTTGGCCCGCCAGCGCGCGGGCATTTTTTTGGAGGTTGCATGTTTGCTACTGACATCTCACTGAAATACGGCACCCATCAGCCAGAGACGATTCTGGAAACAATGCCGATTGAAGAAGCCTCCGAAATCATCAAGGAGAAGCTTCGTGATGAAGTGCGCCAGGAACTCGAGTGCGAGTATGGCGATCGCCTTTATGAGGCTGAAGAAGAGGCATCAAACTGGGAAAGCAGAGCTGATGACTATGAAAGCGATGCGACTTGCCTGGCTAAGGCCATAAGAGAGGCTTTTGAATCTGCCAGCTTTGAAGATGCAAAGGTGATCCTCCAGCGAGCGATGCACGACCACAAAGACTATTTCTGAAGACCCGCCACGGCGGGTTTTTTCATACCTCAGTCGCTTCACCGAGGCGGCTTAGTTATGACAACCGGCGGCCATCCACCGCCCATTGAAACACAGAAAAATGCGTTGAAGTCTTGTATTAACCGTTCCGTTCGCCGCGATAAGGCCAAGAGGATTTATGAGTGATTTGGAGTTTGGCTTAAAAATATACGCCTTATGGTTTGTTGGGATGTTTCTGCTCGGCATAGCAATCAACTTGCTGACTAAAAAAGAACATCGCCAGACACTTTCAAAACTAGCCATTGACCATGTACGCATGTCTTCCGCAATAACCATTGTGGGCCTGATTGTGTGCGGTATGGGCTGGTTCTTATTCAAGGTGGTGTGAGATGACAGTAACCCACAACAGTAAGCAGTACACCGCCAAAAAGCTCAACGATAACGAGTGGCAACTGACGTCGGTATCGGCACCGCGCGACAAGCTGACGCTTAACCGCTGGCAGATGCATATCGCTGGCATCCTGGAACAGGTTGAGGTGAAGGTATGATGCATCACTACGGCACCACCCCGCTCATTCGCCAGTGCGTCACGCCCGGCATGATGGCTTTGCATGAAGGCCGCACCTATCGCGTATCAGCAGTCATTCAGGAGCGCAAATGGGTGTACCTGCACACCGATGCAGAAATAATCCGCCTCAGTGACTGCGTGATTGACGTCCTCCTTGACGGTCACGGTAACCCTATCCAGCACTAACCACCTATTCAACCGATCGGCCTGGCATTACGCGGGCGGGATCTGCACATCCAAATTTCAGGAGTTCAGCCATGAACGCATACCTCACTTATGACCGAATCGAAGATCGGCGCTGGGTTGAGCAGCAGCTCATCGACGAGAAGGAGAAGTGGATCGACGACCGGGCGCAGCAAATCATCGACATGATGCCGAAAGAGCCAACCGGCCTCTTCCACTTCACAGTTCCGATTGACTCCAGCCCGATAGAGCAGGCGAGGCCTACAACGATTTCATTTCGGCAGTTGCTTACGCCCAGGCGGAATACGACTGGGAACACCGTACCGGCTGCCCGTTTTAATTTTTGAGGGAATTAACAATGAGTACTGCACTTTCCACCATGGCCGGGAAACTGGCCGCACGCCTCGGCATGGATGCCGGTACAGACCTGATGAATACGCTGAAGAATACAGCGTTCAAAGGTGGCAATGTCACGGACGAGCAGTTTACAGCCCTGTTGATCGTCGCCAATCAGTACGGCCTGAACCCATGGACAAAAGAGATTTATGCCTTCCCAGATAAAGGCGGGATTGTCCCGGTTGTCGGCGTTGATGGATGGGCTCGCATTATCAACGAACATCCTCAGTTTGACGGCATGGAGTTCTCTTACGACAAGGAGGAAGGCGCATGCACCTGCAAGATTTACCGCAAAGACCGTAAGCACCCGACCATCGTCACCGAGTACATGGGAGAGTGTAAACGCAATACTCAACCCTGGCAGTCCCACCCTACCCGCATGCTTCGCCACAAGACGCTGATCCAGTGCGCGCGTCTGGCCTTTGGTTTCGCTGGCATATTCGACCAGGACGAGGCCGAGCGAGTGATTGAAGGAACAACGGCAGAGGTTCATGCGGGCCATGAATCAGATAGCCGTCGCCCGGATCTGATCGCAAAAGGTGAATCTGCCGCACGCCTTGGAACCGTTAAGTATCAGGAGTTCTGGGTGGCGCTGAGCGCTGAAGAGAAGCAGGTGATCGGCGCAGTTGAGAAGCGACGCATGTATGACATGAGTCTTGCTGTAGACAACGCCGAACCTGTCAATGTCGCAGAAACGGAGGCTGAATGATGGAGCAACGCACCCCTGAATGGTTTGCTGCGCGCTGCGGCAAGGTCACAGCCAGTCGCCTGGCTGATGTCATGGCCCGGACTAAGTCGGGCTACTCCACCAGCCGCCAGAACTACATGGCCGAGCTGATTTGCCAACGGCTGACCGGGAAGCTGGAGGAAGGGTTTTCGAATGCCGCGATGATGCGCGGCACTGAACTTGAGCCAGTGGCGCGCGAAATGTACGCCCTGAATGAGTTCGATGCGGCAATCACTGAAGTTGGACTCATCGATCACCCAACCATACCCGGATTCGCAGCCAGCCCGGACGGACTTGTCAACGACGACGGGCTTATCGAAATCAAGTGCCCCAACACCTGGACCCATCTTGAAACGCTGAAAACTGGCGAGCCAAAGCGCCAGTACATGCTGCAAATGCATGCGCAGATGATGTGCACCGGGCGGAAATGGTGTGATTTCGTTAGTTTCGATGATCGCCTGCCTCCTGACCTCGCCTATTTCAAGAAGCGAATTCATTTCGATGAAGAGCTGGCGCGCGAAATCGAGTCTGAGGTTAAGAGCTTCCTTGCAGATCTGGAATCGGAAATTCTGAAAATCACAGAGCGTGCAGCATGAAACGCACACCCTTCTATCGTCGGCCCGGGCGAACCGGGCAATTCTCCGGCCTCCGCGAACGCGTTATCTGGATGATTCAGACGCGTGGCCGCCCGGTCACCGGCAGCGAAATCGCTGAGAAGTTTGGCGTGACGCTCATCGAGTTTAACCGGGTCGCCAACGGCATCACCCGCGGCTCCGGACAGATAGCGCAGATCGTTGAGTCGGAAAAGTGGATCAACGAGGACGGCATCTGCGACCGGACTTTCGACCTGGCCACGAAGCCAAAGGTCATTACGCCTCAGGGTAAATCGCGGCTGTTCACCAGGCGTGCCATAGAGCAATCGCAGGAAGGCAGGCGGCAGGAGTGCATTGAACGTGCCGCGCGCCGTAGCCGCCTAATTGCTCAGGGCCTCTACATCGACGAAATGGAGTCCATCCTATGACTCACGCTCACGACGACATCAGGGTTGGCAAACTATGCCTTCCCTTCATTGGTAACGGCTGGCTAATGCCATGGGGTGAAGTGGTCAGCAATCCATTAAAGGCGCAGCGGCTCGCTGAGGAATATCGGGAAAGGCAGGAGGCGGCATGAATACCATTCCCCACCAGGACATCAACTCCCTCATAAAGTCAGGAGCCCTTTTTGTTTCGAACCATTCTGGCGGTAAAGATAGTCAAACGATGCTGATCAAGCTTCTTGAAGTTATCCCGCCACAGCAGATCGTCGTAGTTCATGCTTCGCTTGGCGCCATGGAATGGCCCGGCGCGCTGGAACTGGCCGAGAAGCAGGCTGGGGGTTCCGGACTGCCGTTCATCGTTGCCAGGGCGCGCAAGACACTACTGGAGATGGTGGAGCGTCGATTTGAAATCCGCCCGGAGGTGCCGAGCTGGCCTTCAGCCAGCACCCGCCAATGTACCAGTGATCTTAAGCGTGGCCCTATCCAGCGTGAAGTGAGAGCCTACGCGAAGGCGAACGGTTTCAAGGTGATCGTCAACTGCCTCGGTCTGCGCGCCCAGGAGTCGCCTGGCCGAGCCAAGCGTCAGGTGTTCCGCAAGAACGAAACTGATTCCAACTCAGTTCTGACCTGGTACGAATGGTTGCCAATTCATGAGCTGAAGGTCGAAGAGGTGTTTGCCTCAATTCGCGAGGCTGGCCAGGAACCGCATTACGCATATGCGTTGGGAAATGAGCGTCTTAGCTGCGTGTTCTGCATCATGGCGAGCCGAAACGACCTGCGGAACGGTGGACGGCATCACCCCGAGCTGCTTGAGCAGTACGCAGCGCTGGAGGTGCGTACCGGGTACACGATGCATATGAACCGCATCCCGATAAAGGAGCTGGCAGCATGACCGGGAAATACACTCTTATCTACGCTGATCCACCCTGGTCTTACGGCAACACCATCAGCAACGGTGCCGCCGCCGACCACTACTCCACCATGAAACTCATCGACATCAAGCGCCTGCCTGTGTGGGAGCTTGCCGCCGAAAACGCAGTGCTGGCGATGTGGTACACCGGAACGCATAACCAGGAGGCTATCGAACTTGCTGAGGCCTGGGGATTTACCGTTCGCACGATGAAAGGCTTTACCTGGGTGAAGCTGAATCAGAACGCCGAGCTCCGCATCAACAAGGCGCTGGCCGAGGGTGAAGTCACCGACTTTTACGACTTCCTCGATTTGCTTAACGCCGAGACGCGCATGAACGGAGGCAACCACACCCGGGCCAACACCGAAGACCTGCTGATTGCTACCCGTGGCGCCGGGCTGGAACGTAAGCACGCCGGGATTAAGCAGGTGGTCTATAGCCCGCTCGGCGCACACAGCGAAAAGCCCTGGGAAGTACGCCACCGGCTGGAGCTGCTTTACGGCGATGTGCCACGCATTGAACTATTTAGCCGCAGCGCGGCGCCAGGCTGGCATCACTGGGGAAATCAGTGCGCCACCGCCGCGGTTGAATTGCTTCCCGGCTGCGCCATCGATGTTGTGAAAACGGAGGCCGCATGACGCCAGAAACAGACAACGCCATCCGCGCCGCCTGCCGCCGCTGCACCGAGGAAATTCAGCAGGCCATGCGCAAGAAGCCAAAGCCTAACTGGAACGAAACGGTGCCTCCCATCATCAACAAGCATCACAAGAAAATTGAAGCTCTGGGAGTTAGTCTCCTGGAGTTCGTCGTATACACAGGGCGGCTTAATCGCCGCTTCGGAGTTGAATCGTGAAGGTTGAAAAAAGCGATGTTCTGGCGTTTACCATTTCAGATGTTGAACGCCTCGACCCGGTCAGGGTGATGATTGAAAACTATGAGCCCGGTAAGGGTCGCATCACCATCACCTGCTTCGGTAAGGCGTGGACCGGGGCTTGGTTTGCTATGGGTGGTGACACTGTTCAGGACTTCATTAAGCGCGTCAGCAATGAGTACCTTATCGGCTATTTCGATCCGCAGCTGCAAAGCACAATAGATGATGACAATGATGCCAACCTCGCTTTCGTTAAGGGTGAGATTATCCGGCTACGTCGTGAGCAGGAAATTGACGGCAATGAAGCCCGCTCAATGTGGGATGAGGCTGAAGATGCTGAAGATGTGAAGGCGAGCTGCTGCAATTATCTCGTCGGCGACAAGCTGCTTAACCTGCTAGGCGATGATCCATGGTACGCAAAATGGCCGTCAGTGCCGAACCACCATTATCAGTACCTCGAACGCATCATTGATGCAGTGCGCGGTGGGCTCGCAGAGCTGGAGCGTGCGGCATGAACAGAGCCTCACCAGTTGATTTGAGAAAAAGCATCGAAATTGCCAATCACCTGGCCCACATCGGGATTCGCTTTGTGCCGATCCCGGTGGCGACCGAGGAAGAGTTCCAGACGCTTTCCGCCGAGCTATCGCGACGGCTTGAGCAGATGGCGATCGAAGCCGAAAAGAATGAAGGCGGCGCCGCATGAAGGCACTAATCACCCGGGAGCTTAAGGCTCCTTTTTTATTGCTGGCGTTCACCGTCAACCGAATTAACCGACAGTTCATGGAGCACTGACTATGACACCAGATACCCTTGATGCTGCAAGCGAGCTAACTCAGCAGCGAATAGAAATGGCGGTAGCCGCTCACAGACTCAACCACTCAGCAGTATCAGCAACGCACTGTGAGGAATGCGGTGATCGCCTCAGTAACGAGCGCCGGAAAGCGTATCCGGGATGCACGATGTGTGTGGATTGCCAGGGTGAGATGGAATTGCGGAATAAGCAGAGGGGGATGTGATGAAAAACAGAAAAGCCCGTCGGCTGGTTGGCGCCCACATCAATAACACTTACCGGATCAGCAATAGACGCTGGCAGGTGTGGGGTAGTAACTGGCCTTTTGTCTGGGAGCATGCGAAGCCATCACCTCGACAGAAAAGAAAGGCTAAAGAGGTTGCAGCCTACAGAGAGGAATTGAAGCGCAATCAGGAGTCAGCCAATGTTCAGAATGATATTGCCTAATTCGTGGTATGCCGATCCCCACGGTGCACCCTGCAAAATCCTCCGGGCTAACCATGAAGTCATCCACTACATCCGCAACGGTCGCACCTGCATTGCCAGCATGGGCCGCTTTCAGAACGAGTTCGAACCGCTGACCAAAGCACAGGCCGAGCGGATCGCCGCAGCACTTGAAACAGCAGAACACTTAAAACGCCTCCGCGCTATGCGGGCGGCATAAGGAGTAATTATGGCAACAATGACACAACTCGTTGAGTCAGAAATAAGTGACTTCTTTGCTATTTTTGGCAGCCCCGGCGAGCCGGTGACTATTGAGGAGGCGCAGAAAACGCTTCTCTCACGAATTTCCCCTTTGCTCAGCACCGATATGTCATGGATCAAATGCGCCGAACGTCTTCCAGAAACACATGAACAGGTTTTGGTTAACGATCTCAATGGTGAGGGCGTGCTTATTGCCTGGCGGGCTGAATGGCAGAGCGTTTCCGGCCCCACAGGAAAGTGGCAGTGGGTTTTCCAGATCGAAGGCATTGAGCATGATGACGTTCGAATCGAAGAGTGGCTTCCATACCCATCCCCTTCTGCCTGACGCAACTGATAGCCAGTTATGAGCTGGCTATTGGGTGCTAAAGCACTGCTCCGTTATCCCTTTTGCCCGGCCCAGCGCCGGGTTCTTTTTGCCTGGAGAAAACCATGAGCGACATTATTCAGCTGGTACCAAACAAATGGGTCACAGAGGAACTTTTAACTGCGACAACCGGCATGTCAAAGCACATGATTCAGCATGCCCGCCGGTCTACCTGGATGGAGGGAAAGCATTATCGCCATGTTGCCCCTGATATGGCACCTAAGCAAAACAGCCCAATCATGTATAACCGCGATGAGATAAACCACTGGATCGAGCACCAAAGCCCAGCGAAACGCCGGAGAATATCTGCTTAAATGTCCTTTGGCACATCAAACGAGGAATGATTATGGCAGCATACCCAACAGGCGTAGAAGTTCATGGCGAATCGTTACGCATATGGTTCATATATCAGGGAAAGCGTGTCAGGGAAAATCTCGGCGTTCCTGACACGCCAAAAAACAGGAAAATGGCAGGCGAGCTTCGGGCTTCAGTCTGCTTTGCGATAAAGACAGGCACATTCAATTATGCCTCACAATTCCCGGATTCATCGAACGCAGAGAAATTCAGCACTGTCAGAAAGCAAATCTCCCTACTTGAACTGAAATCGAAATGGCTCGGACTTAAGGAGATGGAGCTTAGTCTCGGGACTTTGCGGCGTTACGATTGCCACCTCACAACAACCATCGAAACTATTGGTGAGCACAGGTACATCGGCAGCCTGAACACTGAAGATATCCTTAGCGCCAGGAAGGAGCTACTGAACGGCTGGCAGAAAACCAGGCATGGACTGAATCATCCACCCAAAAAAGGAAGAAGCGTTCCTACCGTCAATAGTTATATGGCATGTCTTGGCGGGATGCTTGACTTTGCTTTCAAAAGTGGCTATCTGAAAACCGATCTGATGGCAGGCATCTCCCCGCTCGCAAAAGAAAGGCCCATTCCAGACCCTCTGACTTCTGACGAGTATCAGCGAGTGATCGCGGCCTGCCCAACCCAGCAGTTTCAGAATATGGTTATCTTTGCGGTTAATACAGGCGTCCGGCATGGGGAGCTTAGCGCATTAGCCTGGGAGGATGTGGACACTGTTAACTGGACAGTTACAGTGTCACGTAACTATTCCATGAAGGGTAACTTCACCCTGCCCAAAACCAATGCCGGGATTCGGACTATACAGTTGACCCAGCCAGCAATTGACGCGCTTAAAGCGCAGATGCCACTGACCAGAATGATGGCGTCACACAAGGTAAGCGTCAGCCTACGGGAATACAAGAAAAAGAGAACTGACGAATGCACCTTTATATTCTCCCCGTCCATTACTTCAATGAACGGCAAGAAGACAATGTGCTACGTTCCCGGGTCTATTAATTCGGCCTGGCGCACTGCCCTGCGTCGTGCAGGCGTCCGGCAAAGACGATCTTATGAAACCAGAAACACATATGCTTGCTGGGCACTGGTAGCTGGAGCGAATCCAAACTTCGTTGCGCACCAGATGGGCCATTCGTCAGCGCAAATGCTCTTCACGGTTTACGGTAAATGGATGACCGAGAATAACCATGACCAGGTGGGCCTTTTGAACGCGTCTTTTACTCAAAATGCCCCACTGATGCCCCATAGAAAAACCGCATAACCTCAAGTATCTGATTTTAAATATCAATATCACTTCAATCATGATTCATCTGGATGAGCAAGGTCGGATCGTTTGCCTTTAGCTTCCTGCCGGTAATGTTCTGTATCGCCATTCCTCTGGGTCTGGCGCGCGAAAACAAAGGCGTGGCGGCGTTTGCGGGCTTCGTTGGCTATGCGGTCATGAACCTTGCGGTTAACTTCTGGCTGACCGCCAAAGGGATCCTGCCGACGACCGACGCGGCGGTACTGAAAGCCAATAACATTCAGAGCGTGATTGGTATTCAGTCCATCGATACCGGGATCCTTGGAGCCGTGATCGCGGGGGTGATTATCTGGATGCTGCACGAGCGCTTCCACAACATCCGCCTGCCCGATGCGCTGGCCTTCTTCGGCGGGACCCGCTTTGTGCCAATCATTACGCTGGTTGTGATGGGTCTGTTTGGTCTGATCATCCCTCTGATTTGGCCGATTTTTGCCATGGGGATCACCGGGATTGGCCGCATTATCAACGGCGCGGGTGATTTCGGCCCGATGATTTTCGGTACGGGTGAACGTCTGCTGCTACCGTTTGGTTTACAGCACATCCTGGTTGCCCTGATCCGCTTTACGGAAGCAGGCGGCACCATGGACGTTTGCGGTCATTCCGTTAGCGGCGCGCTGACCATCTTCCAGGCCCAGCTGAGCTGCCCGACCACTCACGGCTTCTCTGAAAGTGCGACGCGTTTCCTTTCTCAGGGTAAAATGCCTGCCTTCCTCGGCGGCCTGCCGGGTGCTGCGCTGGCGATGTACCACTGTGCCCGTCCGGAAAATCGTCATAAAATTAAAGGTCTGCTGATCTCCGGCGTTATTGCCTGCGTGGTGGGCGGTACGACAGAACCTATCGAGTTCCTGTTCCTGTTCGTGGCACCGGTACTGTACCTCATCCACGCCGTACTGACGGGCCTGGGCTTTACCGTGATGGCTGTGCTCGGTGTGACCATCGGTAACACCGACGGTAACGTGATTGACTTCGTGGTATTCGGTATCCTGCACGGCCTGTCCACCAAGTGGTATCTGGTGCCGGTTGTGGCCGCCATCTGGTTCGCGGTTTACTACGGGATCTTCCGCTTCGCCATCACCCGCTTCAACCTGAAAACGCCTGGCCGCGATACCGATACGGCCACCAGCGTTGAACAGGCGGTGGCCGGTACCGTTGGGAAATCCGGATATAACACGCCGGCTATTCTGGCGGCGCTGGGCGGTGCGGATAATATTACCTCTCTGGATAACTGCATCACCCGCCTGCGTTTGTCGGTGGCGGACATGTCCAAAGTGGATACCAACGCACTTAAAGCTAACCGGGCTATTGGCGTAGTACAGTTAAATCAGCACAATTTGCAGGTCGTCATTGGCCCGCAGGTACAGTCAGTGAAGGATGAGCTGGCAACCCTGATGCGAACCGTCGAAGCCTGA